GCAGTAGCACGAGCAGTTTCGGTGCTAATAGCAGTAGCGTTAGCAGCTTCAGCAGCACGAGCAGTAGTAGCTTCGGCAGCTAGAGCAGCATCATTACTTGCTTCGTAATCTGAAAGATCAGAAGCAACAGCAGCTTCAGCGGCTACAGCACGACCAATCTCGGTGTGAAGTGCACCAGATAGTACCGTCTCAGCAGCAAGAGCACGAGCCTCTTCGGCAGCAACATCAGCAGAAGCTAAAGCAGCAGCATCGCTTAGTCGTGTTTTGAGATTCTTATCCGAATCATCATCTAAATAAACAGAACCGCTAAGCTCAACTCGCTTAGTGCTTTGTCCAACGATGGCGGTACCATCGTCTAAAAATTTGTGTACTTTGTTTCCAGCGGAATCAAATACAGCTATTCCTTTTTTTGTAGTCATAATTGTGTTTCCTTCGGCAGGTTCCCCTGCCTGTTGTTGAGAGCAAGAGCCCGAAAGCCCCCACTCATATAAAATTGTTGCCCCTTTGTTATTATCCCATGCTGGGTCTGATGCCGCCAAGTAGAGGGTTTCCCCATCATTACTAATCCGTGCATCTAAAACTTTGCCCATATAATAGGCAGTGCTGAGGCTTGAGATTTCAGTTGAATTGTTTCCGTTTATATAGTAAGCGTTGTTGGTGTTGCTTCCTGTTTCATAAACCCAGATTCTTGCTGGATCTACTACTCCGTTGCCCCACCATTCATCTGGACCAGTCAAAGCTCCGCTCAACTCTGAGGATACGATAATAAAACCGCTTGTTCCACTCATCAATTGAGTTTGTCCTCCAAAGAAGTTGTATGCGTATTCATTGTCATCATTAGAGCCCGTAAATACTGAGTGTACTTCTATTCCTCCCAGACTACTGCTCTTAAAGAGGTAGAGTCTTCCGAGTCCATCCAAGGGGGTGTATGGGTCTGTGTCGTGACGCTTGCCCGACCCTTGAAGAATGTAGATCCCATCAGATCCACTAACAATGTCTGGTGTGCCGGTACCGAAGTTTTCGGTGAATATTTCGCCGTCTGGGTCAGAAAATGAACTGGCTGGATAGTATATATCCTCTGTGTAAGTTCCCTCATTGATGTCGTATGTGAACAAATATGCTTGCCCAGGATCTCTAGGAATAGCATAACCACTGGCGGCTATGTATACCTTTCCATCAGAAACGATCATCTGGTGAGCAGAACCAACTTGCTCTCGACTAATTGGGCTAGATACTACAAGATCTTTGAGGTGTTCAATGCCACCTAAACTAGAGCTCTTGTAAAGTCGAACACCACCAGCATGTGGTGTGTTCCCGTTGTATTGTCCTGAAAGAAGCGAGTCATAAAAAGAGATATAAAGATTTTCTTCATTCTCGTCAAAAGCAACAGATACACCGTCATTTGGTGAACCGTAGCCATACATGCTCATAGCAGATGAATGGCTCCAATCACCAAGGCTCTTCATTGTTCCCGCTTGGGAATAAAGCTGCGACATCTGCCCGTATGTCCAGCCGCCGGGCTGCTCATGAGAGCCGGTAAGCAGTCTGCCGGTATCGTCAATCATTTCTATTCCGCTAGAAGAGCTTTGGAACAGCAAAATTCGCCCAGCTAGGTTTTCCAGCCCTGGGGCAGCAACAGCAAAGTGAAGCCCTGTAGAAGAGCTTATCGCATCGATACTCTTACCAAAAAGAGCGTCATCCCAATCTTCGCCCCCTAAGTTGATTCCAGTGTAGTTTGATGGAGTCGCACCTCCAAGTGGGGCGGCATTGCCGCCTGGACCTATAATGATCTCCGTATCGAAGCCAGAAGATCCACTTCTGTATATGTATACACTACCCTGGTGTTCAGCAGAATTTTGGCTTCCCCCATCCCTTGCAGAACCTGGCATACCGATAAATGTATATACATCGTTGTTGTAGGGAACGACCCTAGTAGCAGCACCATGGTCGTGTCCTCCAAACTGGGAATGTGCCGGTTCATATTGTCCATTCCAGAGTATAGGTCCGTGGTTCCAAAGCGGTGTGCTTGGTTGAAGTCTATTTTCTTTCGAAAATGAACTTGATAATTCACATGCCATATTATTTCCTCCTTTTTTTGTTTTAAAGTTATTCTATTCTAAAAATTGATTATGCGTTTTTACAGTGAAGACATACATCTCCACATATCCAATTTGTTTTTATTGGCATTTGATCGAGCAAATCAAGCTTTTTACGAATAAAACCAGGAAGAAAATCTTCTGCTTTTTCAATAAAAGAGGCAATATGTTTGTGTAAAATGAAGCTCAGAAAGAACGTGTGTATAAAAAGTCTATCTAATCTTACTATCTAAATCCGGATACAATTCTGTATCGTCATAGGTAAATAGATATCAGAAAAGCGAAAATCCACAGGAGCACAGTGGGTTTGCTATACAGAAGTTATAACGAAATAAATAAAATAACTTTTTTTTGGACCAGATCCGGATCTGCTTTTAGAGGCTCTCTCGGCAGTCCTATCGAACTCGCCAAAACTCCAAAGAAGCATTCCAACATTTGCCGCCACCTGTAAGTGAATCGGGGGTTCTAAGCTGTAGCTCGATAGTGTGAGAGGCATCAGTTTCAAAATAGGAATAGGAAAAAAATCCAGAATTATGGTTTGTCCTATCGACAGTGCCGCTGTCGGCAGCGAATTTTTCAGAAAGCTGCGAAATCTTTCCGTCCTGAACGACAGCCGAATTTATCAATACCCTGAACTCTATGGAAGTCGAAGTACCATAGTCCCAGTTATATTGCCAACCGAGCCGATGCTGCCCCGCTGGAATCTGATCGGAACTCATCGTCGCTTTTGCTACCCATTCGTTGCCCTCTTTTTAATCAGTCAGCCCAGAACCTGTAAGAATATACATCTCTGAGTTTTGAATCGTTGTGATCTCGGCGAACAGTTGATAAGAGCCCGTAGTGGCATCGCTGTTGGATATATATATCTCTTTACATTTTACATTGAATGTTACCGAGTCTTTCGCCGCCAATGTTACAAAATGAAGTCCTCCTGTAACATTACCATCTGCCGAAGAGTTGAAGTGGACATCGATGTCGGCGGCTGCTTTACTAACTACCGTAATAGACCGAGTAATCGCTGGAAAAGATATTTTCTGTTCCATGCCTGGGGCTAAGGTTGTTGAACCTGTAATGAATGGGATTGCAGCGACCTGGTATGCTGCCTGATTTCCAATTCCGTTTCTGTATATCATTGTGCTCATAGTATTAACTCCAAACTATTTTTAAATATTGCCTTCTTTTTTTTGTTTCTTTAGATAATCCGCTCTCAGCTTCTTCTTCGCCAATCTCTTCTTTGTCGAGGGCTTAACAAAAAATCTTCTATTTAGCACCTCGGTGATCACGCCATACTTTTTAATTTTCTTCATGAATCGCTTGATCATTCTTTCGTCGCTATCATTATCTCTTCGTGCTACACATACCACAGTCGTCACCTCGTGTTTGCTATTGCAATTTTATCGTAATAATAAATAGTCGCTAAGAGCACAAAAATACATTTTATGCCCACAAAGCCGCTTTTAACTGTAAGCTCTTCATCAAGAAGTAAAAACTACTTATATCTATGAACTATTCCAGGGATGAAAAGAAGGAAAAACTAAAGATAAAGAAGCTAAGAATGGAGCTTAACTTCTCTAAAATTTCAATAGAAGAAGCTCAATTTATTTTTGATGAATGCCGAGAAGAATTCGGCAACTACTACACCACCAAGCAGCAAAAAGAGTTTGACAAGAAAAAAAAGAAAAACAAAAACTCTGAATCTGGTAACAAAAATGAAGAAACTAATATATCCACCGAGGTCAACGAGAAGCAAAGCACGGATCGCCAAAGCGGAAGTGACGAAAGCGAGCAGTCAGCTCAGGTAGAAGATGAATCTGAAATCGAAGAAACTCTTAAAGACAAAGATATAAAAGATATCTTCAAGAAGATCGCCCTAGAGACTCATCCAGACAGGCTTGGTAGTATGAGCGAGGAAGAGAAGGAAGAAAGGACTGAAATGTATAAACTGGCTGCTGAAGCTTCCAAAGAAGGGGATGGCGGGACATTATTGGAAATTGCCTACGAGCTCGGAATAGACATCGAAGTCAGTGCCTACAAAGAAGAGAAGTGGCTAAAAAGAAAAATAAAGAAATTAGCCAAAACAATAACGGACATCAAGCAAGATGTCCGTTGGATCTGGTTTCACACCGAAGAGAAGGGTCGTCCTGGGCTCGAAGATATAATAGAGAAGCAGACCATTTTTACGAAAAAGTGATTATTAGATCAGCTTGCCCCAATTAGGATTGGTGAGCGCTGCTATATCGACACCGGAATCTGATGGATCAGTATCTTTTAGTGCTCCACTCGACGAGCCGTTATCCGGAGCCATTGGTGTGGTGCCCTCAAATATATTCACCCCACCATAGGAATCTTTACCTATTGCACCCATAAGCTTTGTTTTCGTCTCTTCTATCTTTTTTGATACTTCTGGATCTGACTTTACCACTTCTGTGGGCTTTACTGACTCAGAGACAACTGATTTTGGTTCCATTGTCACAGGAGACTTCTGTAAGCCGCTCACAACTTCCGAGATGACAGAGGATAAAAGACCGCTCTCCAGCAGTATTTGTTGGACATTTTCTCTGATACACTCTTGGACCATTGGCTTGATTATTTTTTTGAGCTCGCTTTTTTTCATTTCTTATCCCCTGTAATACTGTTGAGCATTCGATTTACCCTGTCTGCCTTCGAAAGTGGATTTTCCTTACCTTCCATCATTCTGGGTGTCATGTAAGCATTCGGTGTCGATGGCTCTGATACGAAATCAAAACATATCAACTGAAAGTCATCTTCAACAATCGTTTCTCCATTTGACTCTCTGACACTCCCTAATCCACGAGAGGAGATGCCGAGCTTGACTCCTCCCTCCATAAGGGATTTTAGAATAGTTCCGCTGGGTGTGTCTAGGATTCGAACTTTGCCCATCACCGTGTCGCCATCCCACCATGTCTCGGTGACCAAGTGAGAAGCATTCTTCAGGTTGATTACACTATCCTCTGGATGGTCTAACTCTCCTAGAGCTCGACTTTCTTTGATTAGCTTCTGGTAGTTTTCCATTTCCCTGCCGAGAATTTTAAGAGGATAGACTCTACCATTGCCATTTCTGGTGTCTGCCTTCTGTAGGATGCCTGTCATTATAACAGCACCATTGGCGACTTGTTTCTTTTCCTCTTCCGTCAGCAAATCCTGGCATATGCCGCCGGGACACAATTCATAATATTCTCTCAATAAAACTTTAGACATCTTTATTTTCCCTCAAAATATAAATAGTGCTACAGCACCAATAAAGCAAAAGCGGGCACTACCCGCCCGAATTATTTGCCCTTACAGCATCTTCTTACACTAGGTAGAAACCATCTAACATTTACTAAAGACATACCATATCCTCCTCATTTACTAATTTGGATGCCATCGTCCGACACAATCTTGTCAAGAATATATGAAGTTCCAGAAGACAAAAATCCCATAATAAAGATTCCGAGTTCTAAGGTGGACCACATCCTCAGTCCGCCTACCCAGAAAAGTAGAAACATTATCCACCCGCTGTGGAACCCCATACACATACTACATGAGAAAAGCTCACCAAGCTTTCCCTCGGTTGGTCTTATGCTATCAAATATTGTAGCATATAAAAGAATCAGAGTTAAGCCATAAGAGGCTAAAATGAATAAAATTAGCTCCATGATATTATATTCTCGACCCCAGGTAGTTATACCTTGGTGATCTTGAGACACTTCCCTTGAACTCTTCCTGTGGCACCTCTCCGAGCTTAGTCGAGTCTTCGGCATCTGGCTCGGTATACATATCGTCTATCTCATCGTCGTATGCTTTTAGGAACATATACTCTGGCTTTTCTTTCTCTAGGAACTTTCCTATCGACATTACTGTAAGATCTATCGCTGGCACATCACCTGCTGATTCTTGAATGGCTCCCTCTAGTGAGCCGTGAACGGCTCCAGCTTGGATACTCTCTCTGTCGATAACACCCGCTTTCGTCAGGTGATCGAATAATCTATTTTGAGCTGTATACACCTCGTCAGTGTAGGCATTTTTGGGGAAAGTTGCAACTTTATTTGAACCAGGAATAACTACTATATCTATAACATAGTGATCGGTGATCATTATACTTCCATCAAGAGACTTTCTCGCTCTCAGATTCATCTTTAGAGAGGGTGTCTCTTCCTTGGGTGGCTCTTCGATATTAATCTTTATGTCTTCTGATGGTGCCGGGGTTGGCTCCTCTTCTTCCCTAACTTTAATTATTAATGGCATTACTATCTTTCTCCCACAATTCTTTAGCTAACTCTTGAATCTCAAGTACACTAGAGATAGCCTCCTGATCAATCACCTCTTTCTCTCGAAAAGATTCTAGGATAGAATATACCCCATCCATCTTCTCATTCATTACAGTGTCTTCTTTTATATATTCTATTTCTTTTGCCTTGAGTATTAAGCTCTTGAGCCTGGTTAGCTCCTCGTTCAGGAATACTTTCAGGGAAAGTCCGTTGTCACTAAAAGAGAGAGCATGTCTGGTAACAAGCTCTTTCTGCTCTTTCAAGAGAGAGCCGTATTTCTCATTGAAAGATTTCACGAATGTATTATATACCAAGCTGTCAGTCGGCTTCATGTCCTCGACAGCATCTTCAGCCCTGTTGTTTACATACTTTCTTTCTAGAAGAACCCTCTCTTTTACTGGGAGCTCCTGGTTTAGAATCTGGGCTACCGTCGCTAAATCTTTATAGTTCTGAACGAATATCTGGAATGTGTTCGGCGACAGTTCCTTGTTTACCTGATTTATCAACTTTGTCTGCTCGTTGAATATCTCTACCTTGTCTAGCTTTTCGTAATCTTTTTTCGCTTCATCAAGTATTCTATCGGCGATATCTTCGGATATGTCCGACAGACCAAGTAGCGAATCATAGATTCTCTTCTCTTCTGATAGAGGGGCTCCCTTTTGGAAAAACTCCCTACAAAGTTTTATCGATGCCTTCTTTTTACCGTGCTCTCCATTAACAATACTTCTCGTAATTTCCCGTACAAGAATCTCGTAAAGAAAAGCGGTATTTCTCTTCTTATTATGTTTGTTCTTCTTGTGTTTCATTTTTATTTTCTTCCTTCCTTGTCTCCAGTTGTTCTATTAGGAGTTTGATTTCTTGATGCTTCTCTTTTACTTCGAAGACTTTTTCTTCTTCGCCTCTATAAGTATGTCCCGACTCACTCGTAATGCCCAATAAATCTTCGGCACCCTTCCACACATTTCTCGTCGTATTCTTGCCCGTCTCGTTGCTCCAGCTCCCCTTGGACATTCGCTTCTTCGCCCCTAGTGACCTTCGATCACCTCCTCGGTGCTTCACTGGAGTGTAAGAACCTTTCTCATAATGATGTTTTTTATCAGAACGATGAGCCGGCGGAGCGGTCAGAAGATCCCCCTCTGCCCCAGTATCAGTATCAACGGGAAGATCTTCAAAGTCTTCTTCCTCGTCGGTGGCTGCAGCCAACCCTGATTCCATGTCTCCAGCATCTCCTTCGCCAGAAAAGACTTCGCCTCCTGTGGCTCCACCCTCAGCTTCTGGCATTTCGCCAGCGGCATCGAGCATGAGTTGGATTTTCTGATCGTTGAATCTCTCCCTTTGGTTTCTCAGGAACTCTTCGTCTGTTAGCCCAAAGATGTTTTCCGATACCCATCGCTTAGAGAAGAAACCCTCTGTCGCCGAACTTGCTACATCAAACTTGGCTCGCCATTGCTCAAGCTCTTGAAGCTCAGCAAGCTTCGAAGGATTGTTTAGCTTTAAAGCATGGGAAATCAAGTCATCGCCACGAAAGCCCATGATGTATAAATGAATAATGCCGATCTTCTCTAGCTCCGAAACAACTGCTCTTTGCAGCCTTTGGATAGTTCTAGCGAAGCGGATATCTTTTTGAGCCAATGTTGACTTATCTTCGTCGGCACCTTCGCCCCTGGAGAGGTATGACTGTGGGATCTTTATAGCAGAAAACAGTTTATCTCTAAGGTATTTTACATCATCGATATCGCCAGTATATGTTCCGCCGGGCAGCGACTCAATCCTAGAATTGTTTGCTGTTCCTCGGACGGGAAGGAAATAATCCTCCTCAATGCTCATTGGGTTGTATCTCAAATCGACCCTTCCAGTATCCTTATCTATCACCTGGTTTCTCTTCATTTGAGTTATGACTTTCTGCATGTATTGCTCAACGTCTTCCGGAGCAATTGCACCAACATCGATGTAGAAAACTCTTCGTTCTGGGGACCTAACAATCCTGTATGCCATCATCGCATCTTCTAGTAGAATGAGTTGTCGCCAAATCCTTCTAGCCGGCTCCAGAGTTGAAGTTCCATACGGAGAATACTTATCATTACCAAGTATCCTGAAGTGAGCCATTTGCCAGTTCTCAAATGTCATTCCTCCGCTGTTCCATTGAAACTGGACATAGTTAGGGTTGGTTGGGTCTTCTCCCTCTAGTCGTTCGATTTCGGCGGACGGAAGACCAACCACACTCTTTACACCGATTCCTTCGTCAATATCCAAGTAAAGAAAGAAGTCGCCATACTTACACATCGTTCGGCACCAGCCAAACAGATTGAACTCAACATTAAGTATCTTATTGTAAAGAACCTCAAGCACTCCCTTGATCTCTTCGTTCGGGCAGTCGATTGTTAGCATGTTCTCAAAAGATGTGTGAGTAGTCATCTCATCAGCATATATATCGAGGGCAGATGCTAGCTCTGGTGTATACTCCATTTGATCGAAATCGGAGTATCTTTCTGCTCGCCCCTGGTTTTGCATGGCGTTTGATTGGATTGATTCAAAAGGATTGTAAGTCGCTTTTTTGAAACTCTGTCCGCTAGCAGATTGAAATTTGTATTTATCAAGCTGTCTTCTTTTTTCGTTACGATAAAATTGAGTTCGTCTCTTTGTGATTGGTCCAGAAAAGAGCCTCGTCAACTTTCTATATAAGCTAGAGTCGGGGTTCCTATTGTTATTGTCTTGATCCATTTTCTTATCCTTTATAAAGCCAGCTAAATTCTTTCTGAATCTCTAACTGTTTGTTCATTCTATCATGAGCTTCTTCTCTTTTGTAGCCCCTCATGCCTGGAATTGTTGTATTTATTTTAGTATTTGCTGCTACAAAGCTATTAAGAATTGCTTTTGCATATTTTTCATCTCGTTTAGATGTCTCCAACACAGTATCCCTAACCCAGCATCCGATTGCCAGGCTCATTATCAAGTCGTCGTTGTACCCTCTCATCGCCTGTGGGCGACCATTGTTCCAGACGAAAGTCCTAATCTCGCTCAGGGTTCGGCTAGAATATAGTGTAATTATGTTGTTTCTTATAAATTCTTCTAATTTTGCTACTATAAGGGGGCGGGTCTTCGAAGAGGTGGTAAATCCTGGTACAGCACTCGTGTTCGACTCGGCGACATGTTGCTCGACAAACTCGTGTGTAGACTTGATAGAGTAGTAAATATTTGGATACTCAAGCTCTGCTAGTTTTTCTAATACACTATATCCAATATTGTTGTTTTCTACCACCACCATACAGTTGCCATACTCTGCCCCAGCGGTGCTAATCATGTTGGCGAAGGTGTCAGTATTTGGCTTCCCTTGATACTCGGCGATAACTTCCATTGTGTCCACTTTGATTATGTGGAAGACTGAATAATCTTTTCCGTCGCCTCGGGCTACATCAGCAACAAGGAGGTATTGAAAGCCTTCCTGATATTCTTGCCAAATGTGATAGTTCCTATCGAAGCCAGTTCTATACTTTGGTTCACAAGCAATCGCCAGCATCCTCTCTATGTCGTCTGGATGTATGACTGTTTCGCCGGACATGTTAAAATTGCATTGAAGCTCTTGGGCGATGTCTCGCCTAGACATATTCTTTGTCTCTTTGGCGAACCATTCTTTGTCTCTATCTGGATGTACATCCCAAGGAAGCTTCACATGGTGAAAGCTATTCCTTCCCTCTTCGGCATCGATATATGTTTGGTGGAACCAGTTGCCAACACCATTGGGAGTTGATAATGCTATACACCTGCCGCCAGTTGATAGTGTGGGATACAAACCTTTCCACATCTCATCAAGCTCTGAAACATGAGCAGCCTCGTCTATCACAAGAAGAGACAGTGCTTCTGAACGCCCAGCGTCTGCTGAAGTTGTGGATGCTTTGATTTGAGAACCGTTGGACAGCTCGAAAGATGTTCTGTTATCTACTGAGATTTCGGATATCCTAACCCAGTCTGGAAGGTTCTTTATCAGAGCTTTCACTTTCTTAACGAGGTTTGCTGCTGTATTAAATTTTGTTGCAACTACTAAAATGTTCTTCTCTCTTCGGAACATCATTAGCCAAGCAACATAGCCGGCAGTAATGGTAGATATACCTAACTGTCGGGCTTTCAATATTACACTGAAGCGGTAATCATTAAAATCCTTAAGGAGCTCCGTCTGAAAGTTGTAAGTTTTAAACGGAACTAGACCTTTTTTCGGATGTGATATTTTAGCGTAATTGTTCAGAAAGTAGATCGGATCTTTTCCACACTTCGTTATCTCTTTCTTTATTTGACTCTTGGAAACTTTGTAAGACATAGCACAACATAAAGTATGGTTTCACCCTATTAGGATCTAACCTTCTCGAATTTCTCGTATTGAAGGATAGCATTCATCATTGCACTGATCACAGCTATATCTTCCTGGACCCATTCTTCAATATCTGGATCGTACATTTCTTGATCTTCCAACACTTTGTTGATCTGACTTGCTATCTGCGAGATGCTCTCAAGCTTCCCCTTTGTCCTGCTGATCTCCGAGTGAGCTTTTTGAAACTTATCGTTTTCTTCTCTTATTATCTCTTTCACCCTTTGCTTTGAAATTTTCATTCTGACTTCTCCTCTTTTCGAGTCACATTATCTGCCTCTTTAGCACCAAAAGTTTTCTTTCCCATTCCTAGAAAATCTCGAATAGATTTATCTAGCAGCTCTTCGCCGGTAGGAGCAGCATCACAGTCAACGACATTATCCATATTCGTAATCTTATACTTCATTTGTGCTTCTACCCAGTTTCTTACTCGGCTAGTTGACTGTACGGACATTCTCATATTTCCGTGGGGTTTGCAGCTCAAACTGCTACCAGTTACCCTCTTGTAGTGCTCTTTGACGAACTTAAGAATATCTGCCAGTGTTTGTTCCGTATCGGACTCAAAACCTTTATCTTTGAGCTCCTTCATCGTCACATCGCCTTGATACTTGATGGTGAGAATGTTCCCACTCAGACCCATGCCGAAGCCGTCCATTACCCTCTTGTCGGTGATGTCTGCTTCCATTTCTCGCTTAAGACCAATCTTTATCGGGTTACCGTCTTCGTCGGTTGCTCCGTCATAAGAGTCTGCTAATACTTGAGAGATTCCTCTCGCTATTTCTTCTACTGTTGCCATGTGCCTAGTTCTCCTTATTTTCTTTTCTTCGGCTTCTTTCGTCCAAAACACTCTGCCTAACATCTTTTATTTCTTTAACAGCTTTCATCAAATCTTTTCGAACTCGAACTCCAGCAGAGAAATTCCCTCGATCAAACTTGTCTGCATCTCTGAGAATCTTTTCGATGTTTTCCAGCAATTCTTTTATCTTATTTTCTACCACTTTTATCTCCTGGTCGCCAGCCCGCTTTCCAGCGAGCCTCTCTTCCATCCACCCAAGATACATAACATTTGTAACAACATTCCCATTTGCCTAAATATATATCATCCCGAGCTTCAAAAGAATAAGTCTCGCAAACCGGACAAATTCTATTAGATTCTTTATTAAGTAGTTTTTTATGGATAAAAAACCCATAATAGCATTCTTTGGAATGCTCATTATCTGCAGCTCTCTCTTCGCTGGCTAGCTCTTTAAGTTGCTCAAGGTAGTCTTTCTCCTTTTCCTTGGACCAGTCGTTCAGAGGGTTCCTTACTGCATCCTCTCCATATTTTGTTTTTATTGCCTTTTCCAATTTGGCAACTTGATTAAAGTCTTTTGTCATAATTGAGTAATATCTGTGTTAACTGTTTGAACTGCTATAAAGAAAATTACCAAAGAAGCAACAACTCCTATGGAGGCTCCGCCGGCAAACCAAGCTGGTCCCCAATCAGGGCTGGCTGATTCTTCTAACTTCTTATTGAGCCTATCTATCTCCTGGGTCTTAATGGACAGGATCTTCTCTGCTCTCTCCTTCTCTGCCGCCAAGTTAGCCTCGGCGATTCCTTTATCTAGGTTACAGGCATTCGTAGCCTTTCCCACTTCATATTCAAGTTTAATGTTGCATCTCTCGTCGCTGAGCTCGCCAGAGGCAATGATGTCTGCGGCGGTTTCTTTATCCAGCAAAACACCGTCAAAAGGAGCTGGGGCTCCTTTCTCAACAGCAACAATATTTTGAGCCACTGAGGGACTGGAAGACATCAGCATAAGCATTGTCGCTATTGCTATTATTCTCATCACTTCTTCCTTTCGTTGTGGAACTTCTTCAACTCTTCGGCAATTTCGTGTATCTCTTTCTTCCTTAGCTCTTCCTTTCTCTCTTTTTCTTTATTTAGAGATTCTTGGGTTTTGGCTTTGTTTTCCTCTTCAGTCTTTTTTTCTGCTTCTTTAAAAGAGTCTAGAGATTGTTGCCTGTCCGAAATATGTTTTTCGTGAACCTTCTTCATTTCCTCGACTTCCTTCTTGTGGGAAGACCGAGTTTCCTTGAGGTTATCAACAAGCATCGCCGACTTCTGCCGATAGAAAAACCACGTCACTGCCGCAAACAGTAATCCAAACGGAACATACCAGTGGTTCTTCACCCACATATAAGCCCTCTTGAGATAGCTTTTAGCTATAATCAACTGAATCATCGTCCTGAGTTCCTAAAGGCAACAATCATATCTACGGCTGCCTGAGAGCCTATATAAAGCAAGCAAACTTGGAGCCATTCCTCTGGTGGGACTATGTTCATAAACAGTGCTACAGTCGCTGTAGTCCACACAAGAAGCTTTCTACTCGTCAGCTTGGCTAGTCCCATATCGATTATGCCGGTGCTCTTGCTTACATCGCTTTCTGATATTATATTTTCCTTTTCAGTCATTAGATATCCTCCTAAATGTTTACACTAGCGAAACCATTTTTCTTATCTATAATAATCTCGTCGTCAACACATTCTTTTAGAGTATCTAGATGTGAGATAAGTATAATGGTCTTAAACTGGGATTTTAACATTTCTAGTATTGATAAGAAGCCTTCCATATTTTCCGAGTCTAAATCTGTTGCTGGCTCATCTAGTATGAAAATATCGCTCTTCGGAAGAGTGCCCACTTTCGTGAGTGCTAATCGAATTGCCATGGCAGCCAGTGTCTTCTCGGCACCACTTGCCATCTCTATTACTCGGGGCTCATATTTGGGATGCCTGATATAAATATCGAGCTTTCGCTCCTGAAGCTCAAAGAAGACTTCAAACGGCACAACGGAAATAAGAACCTTGTTGATCTCCTCATTAATGACAGGAAGATATTTTTTGATAATATCTGAACTGATGCCGTTTGGATCCATACAACTCTTTAGCAATTCGTAGGCAACATTTTGTGTCTTCAAATCTTCGTACTTCTTTTTCTGTTCTTTGAGGAGAGAGATTCTCTCTTCGTAGCTACTCTTGTTGGCAATAAGTTTAAAAATGTCATTCTCACACTCTTCCAAACTGTCTTGAATACCTACCACTTGTTGCTTTGCTGTTTCCTTTTTCTTTAGCAGGGAGGCGACGAGCTTGCAGTCTTTCTCGTTTTCGAGATACTCTTTCTCTGCCTTCTCCAGATCATCAATATTCCGTAGGCACTCTTTTATGTTAGAAGTTTTTCGCTCTAATTCCAGCAAGAGGGTGTTATTTTCTTTTTCTACCTCTGCCTTATTTTTCAATATCTTTTCATACTTCTCTATTTTAGAAAACACCTTGTCTCTGTCTATGGATCTGAATTGCTCTTTCAAGCTGTCGGTCTTCTTAGTTAGAGATACCAACTCATTATCGACCCCGGAGATTTCTCCCTGCGATTTTACTGCATCGTGTAAAAATTTACATCCAGGAAATTTGTCGCCACAAGGGACTTCGCTAAGTAGTGAAATCTTTTGTCTCAGGTTATTCTTTTGCCCTTCTACTCGCTGGTGCTCAACCAACAGTAGTGACAGATCTGTGTCAATAGATTGTATTGAATCTTTTTCTGCTCGCAAATCTTCGTAAGAACAAGATGAAACAAAGCTATCAATCTTATCTAAATAAGACCTGTTTTTGTTCGCCATGGCTTCTTTTTCAGCTTTGCTGGATTTTAGGGATTCATGTGTCGCTTTCGCTATTTCCATATCTTTTCTGTTCTTATCAATATTGATATCCAGCTTTGGATAGGAAGCAATCTTTATTTCTATATCGTTTACACCACCTAGTGCTTTTTGAAGCTTTCCTTTCAGGGAAGTGCAGGTGCGCTTTTGTGCTGACAACTCTTTCGAAGCAACAGAGAGACTCTGCTTCTCGCTAGAGATGCTCTCATCATAGTCAATATTCTCGTGCTGCTTCAGTGCACCGCTCGTGTCAGAAGACTCTTCTTTTGTTATCTTATACCTTCGCTCGAACAGATCAAGTCCCAGAAACTTACTCAAACTCTTTTTTCTATCGACAGAGCCTTGATTGATAAATTGAAGAGAGTCCATCTGAGAGCTGAAGCTTGTCGTCATGAAGTCATCTTTATTCCCGAAAATTCTTCGAATATTGTTGTCAGTATCTCCTCTCGTTTCGCCATTTAGGTTTCGCTCTTCGCCGGTTACAACATTCTTTGAGGAGAAATCGAGTGTCATTTTAGCTTCGTCGGTTTGTTTGCCCTTGAGCTTTTTGACATATTTCTCCATCTTTCTCTCGATCAAGTATTTCACATTACCAATCGTAAGAGAGAGGTTGGATTGGGCGAACTTCTTGTTCTGATTTATGATATCAACATTCTTGACACTACTCTTAGATGTGCTGTTCTCTAGTGTAAACAAGAGGCTGTCAATGACACTGGACTTTCCTGAATAGTTTTTCCCAAAGATTCCTATAATCCCGCTTAGAGCAGTGAAATCAATCTTATTGCCCTCTCCGTAGTTAAATAAGTTATCCCAGCGAAGAGTATTTACACTCCAATTGACATTTCGTAGAGTCGTATCTTCTGCTTCCGAAATAGCATTCATCCTAGCATTCAATTCGATAATCTCACTCATAACATCTGAAGAGGCATTGTAGTCCTTTAGATATTCTCTGATAAGCTTCTCTTGGACATCAAGAGACTTAAGATCTCCAATATCTAGCTCGGAAACTATTTCATCTCTAGCAGACTCACCGACATTCTTATTTTTAAAAGTAACTCTCTGGGGAGAGAAGCGCTTCCTAACAACATCTAGCAGCTTCTTTTGCTGGGATGTTCCTATCGACTTTTCTGCAATAATTCTCGCTCTGGCTCCTTCTGGGATATTCACATCTTCCGGAAGTTCGCCAGAAGGAGTAAGTATGATATCCAAGTGGGGGTTTGGATCTGGAAGGATAATATGTTCAACATTAAACTCTTCCTTGCTCTTAATATCCCAAATCAAGTATCCTTTGTCCGGGGCTTCTCCATGATCTTGCTGGATTGTGCTACCCGCATACCGGATTCTACCCTCAGAGTCTAGAATTTGGTTGGACTTATGAATGTCGCCCAGCATCGCATAATCGAAAGGGCTGAAGATGCCCGTGTCGTGATCGACTTTAATATCCCAGCCTATGTCTGTCTGGGAGCCTCTGATACCACCGTGGTAGAGGGCTATGTTTATCTTGCTATCATCCGTTGGTGTTTTTACCCAATTGTCTGTGTCGAAGACAGAAAGAACATTTAAAGTAAGTTCCTCGTTGACGGAATATTCTCCCGAGTTCTTGAGAAGAAACAAGTTCTCAAGACGGAGGGCATCCACAATCGGTGTCAGTGCATCTTGTCTGTCCGAGTTTCTAAGGTTACCATCGTGGTTACCTAAAATAACATATGTGGGAGCGACACTTTCAAGGTTCCTGAGAAAGTCTGAACATATCTCTACATACTCTGGCGAGATGCTCGTCTTCTTGTGAGCGATATCTCCAGTGTGGATAATATACTCTATCTTATTTTCTCTCACAGACTTATAGAGCGATTTAAATATCGCCTTGTATTGGTCTTGCCTGTCATAGTTCCTGATGTGTGTATCAGAAATGTGAGCTATTCTCATTTATACTCCAACAATCGAACGGATCTTCCGACTTAGAAAATCTTCGTTAGTTATCATTTTAGCACTTTTAATTCTTTTGTCAAGTGTTTTTTTCGGCATCTCAGCAATATCTTCAAAGCCTGATGTATCTACCTTATAAACCTCAGTTCCGTGAGAAATCAGGCTCTCTATTATCCTCATAGATTTCTTTTCGGCATCATCATCGAGAGCCATATAAACAGCAGTATCGTTATTTATTATTTTCTTAAACAGCTTGGAATCTTCATTCATAGTAGAACCAAGGATTGGGATGGCATTCGTGCCAAGAAAGATTGCATCAAAGATTCCCTCAACCAAGAATACTCTCTCTTTCCAGTCCACAAAAAGTTCGTTGAAAATAACATTTCGAGTTGCTGGGGGATTCCTATATTTTACCCAGTCGTCTCCATAAGTTCTAGCAACAAAATAATTGACATTACCGCTCTTATCGAAAGATGGGAACACAATCCTTCCGCCATATTCTCCCCTCGAACAATAGCCGATCTTCCAGTTTATTATTTCTTTCTTTCCTATACCTCTGTCGGCGAGATATTTCAAGGGTGCCCTAGCACTGATTGGATTTTTCTTGTTCGATAGCGGAATGAACTCCTCTGGTAAAGTTAGCTTCTCCTCTTGTTCCTCTTCCTTTTCTCCAAACAAGGCTTCGAATATGTTTGTTTCAGAATAGTCGATTTCTTCGGAGAAAGATCTCCAAGTTCTCTTATCTCTGAAGTCTCCAAACTTCCTAACAATTCTCCATATATCTTTTCCCCTTGTATCACAAACCCAGCATTTATAAACATTCTTGTCTATATTTACCGACAGCTTTGGATTGTGATGATTACAGTATGGGCAGTAGAAAAGATGTTCACCCTTGATTCTGTGAGAGAAAGACAAGACATTCTTGAGGGTGTCTAGCTTTTCTTCGTGTGACATGTAAAACCTGCTTTCGCTACTATGATAGCATCGGCAATATCAAAAAAATGTTGTTTGACATTTCCGAACTTTGTATATTCTACCTCAAAACAGGGCTCGTTGTCAAGTAAAAAGTTCACTACAACATTTTTTGCCTTCTCTCCTCTCGGGACTTTGATCCCACAAGATTTTCTTGCTGTGCTCGCTCCAACATAATTTGGCTCGATTCCTGATTCCCAAATTGTCCACGACAAGATGCCGTTGAACTTAGCCAGCGTAAGCAGGGTTTTCGCCGAGCTCAATCCGGGACGGAAAGCCTGGAGAGATTGTTCTATCCAGACTTCTTTTATGTTATGCTCTTTTATTGTGGCGGCAATGATGTCTTTTGCCTTCTTCACTTTTTCGTAAAAAGATTTCTCTTTTCTCATATCAATATAGTCAGAGTGAACAATGGTGCCGCTAGCATCCAGAACACATAATCCCGTGATGCTTGTTGAAATATCTAATCCTAATAACACTAAAAATCCATTTTCATTTTGAAAGTGAAGTTATCATTTTCTCTTTTTCTTACTGGGGTTGCCAGTTTTGCAATCCCAATCAAGTTTCTGTTTTCGTCGTATATTCCAATTTTGGAGACATATGTTTCTTTCTTAAAAGAGCCCGTATCTTCATTATACGGGTATTTGGCTACATTTTTAATATCTAAGTCCGTTCGCTCATAAAACCCAAGAGTTCCAGTGTCTCTGGTATTAGCTTGTCCATAAGTAATGACCGTGGGATTGTTCGAGTGGTTTAGATGAGCCTTTTTAGCATGAGCCAACATTGTAACCACTGGAACATAGTTCGTGCCGCTGAGATCAATCGAATAATTCGTTGATTCTGTTTCTGGGAATGGCGGAATTCCTGGCGAGGCAAAATACTTCCACTTTGGATAATCCAGTCCGTCATAAAAATCTTGAGACTCTTCTGTGATGTTCCAGCTTCCCGTGAGGAGGAGAAGCCCCTCTCCGTAGTATGCTACACCGGCAACACTCCCCGACCCCGTGCTACCAGGCGGACCAACTTGTATAAGTTCGCCGTTTTCGTATTCATCTCTAAGTTGCCCGATCAGTGTTCCAGTGATATAAAATTTTAAATCTACACTCCCCTTCTTGATAGATGAGCCGTAGAAAATGGACGGGAAGCTCACCAATGTTAGCGATTGTGTGTCCTTATCTCCTAAAGAGGAACTAAAAGCATAATGATTGCTTAGGTAAGTATAGTTGTCCGTGTGAGTTCTCAGAGCATCAATGTGAAGGCGACTGTCTCCCTCTTCGTGGTATTCAATAGAGATCGAAGCTGTTTGTGGGAGAGACGAAGTAATCACATCGCCAAAACTCAGTCCGTTAAAAGCCGTGGTGGATACAGTATTGAAAGCTGCAAGTCCACTATCCTTCGTAACGAAAGTATAATAGTCTCCCCCAGATGCTTTCAGTGTAGCTAGCTCCTGGAGTGATACATTTCCGTTTGGGGTTCCAAACTTGTTGACATTCTCGTTATAATATATCGAGCCCGTGTGAATATCAAAGTGGACCCGAGGATAAGTTCTTATCCTGTTGTAGAGAATATCGCTAGGATCGAATTTGTAAAACGACATAATTCATGTTTCTAGTAATCTAGTCTTACCCGAAGAATCAGCTCATTCGTCGGATCCTTCTTAAGAGGCTCCGAAACTTTCGCGACTGCTAAAAGTTCATTATCGGCAGAATACAGTCCGACAGTAGTCGTATACGAAACAGGAGCATCCGTGGCTTGGTCTTTCACTACGATCTTACTGCTGCTCAGGTATGTAGGATTAGCACTATAGTTAAACTCGTTGTGATTCACTCGGCAAAAATAAACTGATGAGTTTAGTTCTGTCGTATTATTGTATGCCACATCGTAGATCCTGGCTCGAATAGCATCAGCATTAGACTGAATGTTGGATGCCGAGAGAGAGCCAGTATATGTTTCAGAGTCAGCCAGCAGGGCACCGTCGAAAAGTGATGCTGTAAGCACAGCAACTCCAGCTTGATAATACAGCAGTCCAACCCCAGAGTCTGAGCTTGGAGTAGCAGATGATGTATACAGAATTCCATATTCTGCTGCTGGTGAGTTTACTCGATAATCGTTTTCCGCTCCGTAGTCAGATATCGTCAGCAAGTCTGCGAAGTCAACCGGATCGTTTGCCGAGCCTGTGGCAACCTTGAGAGAAAACGAGCCCTTCTTTATTTCGTCTTTTGTCAAGAGGCGAGCGAAGTTTAGAACATAGGCTTCTTTCATCTTAGTGCCGCCGCCTGAAATATCTCCGTCCTGATCGAACTCTTGGATATTTCCTTCGACATCGTGCCCTACTAGAACTTGAGCCATCTGGTTGTACATATTGATTTTGTCTTTAATGTCGCTAGCAGCAACACCGTCTGTTACAGCGGAGGCGGATAATGGAGAAGTGCTAGAGTATCCGCATGTGATATCAAAGATGTGATTCGCTGACGAACTAAGGTATGGATAGTCATACACAGACTGGAAGAGTCCGTGGGAGTAGTTCTTGATGTTAGTGTCGGCGTATGTGCCTGAGACGATGGTGCCCGTGACCGGGACCGATTCGTGTAGTAAAGTTCGTGTCGAAGCGACATCGTTATTGAGAAATGTTTTATAAACTGTTGCCATTATTTAACCTCTATTGCTTTTTAATGTACCTAACGGGCACATCAATTTTGTATCCTGTAGTTGCCCCGGTAACTTTTAGTACAGTATCTATGGTAAGATAAGTTTCAGCCGAACCACCCGTTCCAGTCGGGAGAGTCATTGTCGAGCCAAGCTTGGAGAACAAGAATGTTGTGGAAGAAAGATCGGTAGATGCCCGAATCTTCGTCGTTAGTTTCGTTCCTCTCGGTCCCGCCAAACTGGAACCTGCCTTATTGCTGCCGTCCGTACTGTTAGGTTCCATATTCTTGATAAAGTTGCTACTAACAACCCCTTGGGATAGGAAATAACTAGCTATGCTATCATCATCAACAAAGGAAATATCTGCTTTCTCGTTCGTCTTTGACAGTAGATATCCAAATCGATTATCCATCTCTACGATATATTGTGTCTCTTTAAGATCGGCGTCGATAGGGTTTGCAGCAGTTAGCTGATCAGTATCGAGCCCCTGATCTAAGCGAATATGGGCATTGGAACTATCCGTCGGGAAGAGAATGCCCTGAGTATCTGGTTCCCAATTCTTAATCGCTGTAGTGGTTGTATTATCGACACTAACTAAAAATAAATTAGAGACATCAGAGTCGGAATACATAGCTGTTGAGGCATCTCGGGTGTTTTTCTTTATTACCGGAAGATACAATAAATTCGTTCTAGCGATTGAGATTAGTTTAGATTGCATGTTTGAAGCATTGTTTGTGAATGCCTCGAAGACTGGTGTCTTGAGGATGTCTAAATCGTAGTAGGCGCTGCCGCTTAGATTGTTGGCGTTGTATTTCCCGTAGTCGATTTCGTCGTCGCCTAGTGCGAACTTCGCTATTCTAAACGAGCCGTCGCCTCGTGCTAGCCGGAGCCTGCCCGTATCGGTCAGCACCGCATCTAATATAATATCTCCAGAATTATCCAAAAAAGCCATTTTATTCACTCCTATCGTAATAAATAGTATTAAGTTTGTTTTAGTTTATGTTCTACAACAAAATTTACATCTAAATCAACCTTTCTTCCTGTCTTCTTAGATGTAAATCTAATTTTAAATTTCTTATTCCATAATGATTCGTCAGCTACTCCAAGAACTACACTAGTCACTCCATCGACAGTATTTACATCTAACAAATCAGATTCCTTTACATTAAGTAGCCCTTGGGGGACAGTTGGTAGTATCTGAACATACCTTCTCATTGCCTTCACTACTTCTTTGCCGGTGGCTGCAGTGTCCATTTCCTCGAAGTCTACCACATCAACATCTAGAAAGTGGGGACCATCCCCAAGATCTTCCATCTTGATTTTGTAGACAACAGACGGATTCGACACATTGCCATGAACATCCCTAGTCCTAAAGGAATAATAATAGTCCGTATTAGGCTCTATATCATCTCTAAAAGCGGCTGCCGAAGATAGTTCTCCTGTGACAGTATATTTTTTGCCGGCGAAATCTTGATAGCTCTTAGGCTTCTCTGTAGTCCGGTACACTTCAAATATAGCAGATATATCGTCAGATTTAAAGCGAATTTTATCATCTATTCTTCTTTGTGACTTTTTAATCAACTCAAACTTCTCAACATCTGAGTTATCGAGAGTCACAGGCACTAAAAGCCTATCTCCAGTCGAAGAGTTTAGGTTGATTAATACCTTATTATTTATTTCTCGGTATGGAACAAAAGAGATACCCGGAGCCATAGGAGGGTGATCCACTACGACTACCTCATCCAATTCGGAAATCTTGTTTTCTATTATTTTAATGCTAGGGTCATATTTCACAGTCACCTTTAAGATTTTACCATCCTTCGAAGAGGCATCAGGATAGCTATACTCGCTGCCGATCACCAGGTCATAGGAATAAACAACATACTTATATCGCTTCCCATACTTAACTTGAGTATCGATGAAGTTACAAACATCTAGCTTTGATGAATTCGGTATGTAGAATGTAGCAATCGGATTCCTCTGAACGGTGGGGCTTTTTGTTTCGAGATAATCAAATTTCTCTATCTTGTACATTACTTCTTCAGAATATGACGGCTTACCGTCCATCATCTCCTCCAAGGTTCTAAGTCTGTTTTTAGAAAGATCATTTATCCGGGCGGAGAGAATCATTTTCGTAAACAACTTTTGAATGGACTCGTCGGCAGCGGATACCAACTTTTCCTTTTCTCCTATCTCCACTCCGGTTGGCACACTGTTAAAAATTTTATCAGTAATCCACTCTTTTACATCCCACATCTTCATCTTCTGATCACTAAAGGCATCGGAAGGATTCGGAGGTCCAGAGTCTGAAGGGGTATATTTTTCAATACTCTGCCCAAAAGGAACTAACTCGTCTTCAGCAGTTCCAACTATCTCTCGGACAAGCTCTTTCTCGATCTTGAGTTCTCTCAGTATGTTGGAAAATGCCGTGTTAGTATCTGTAGAGAAAGAAACCTTGTTATACATAGGAAACATTTCTCCCTTTGTTGCCTCGGAAGTAAAGAGGGGAATACTGGATTCAGTAAAGACATAGGTTGAATAATTTAGACTCAGATTGCTGAGGGTCGTAGCACTTTCGCTGTCAGAAGATATCATATTAGACAAGGCTGTTCCATAGTCGTTGAAATACTTCATAAATCTCGACTTTACTTTCTCATTGCCTGCTAAGGAAGAAAAGAAGCCCTCGGCGATATCGGATTTAAAGTTTGAGTCAATATTGTTGAGAGGCTTTACATTGTCTTGCTCATAAACCCCCTGAGCATATAGAGCATAAAAGCTGGGGAGTATATTTTCTGGCAATGTAGGGTTTTTTGAGAGAACACTTTCATATATTTTAGCATAAAAGCTATAATAAGAGTTTACATCGATATAGTCTGTGGTGCCTACTTTGTTGGATTTTTCTAATGTGTCTTTATCCATAGGAAGCACTTTCCGATAATAGTAGTCCGAAAATCTAGCAGTCGTATTGACGGCAGAAGCAAATTCGTATAGTCTTTCTAGGGGGACGGAGGCTATTAGTCCGACATCTAGACTGTTTTCTTTCACACTTGAATTAAAATACGGAGATGGAAATAAATCCTGAGCATATTTTATAGATTCCTCTTTTGTGGTGTAATACCTCTTAAGAATTTTTCTAATCGGATCTGGTATATCAGAAGAAGAAATTCTTAGAAGCGATTTATTGATGTATGCCGCCCTTTTACCTACTTTACTGTGACTCATTTCTTAACACCCCTATTAGTTTGATTCTTCCCGACGACGGTGCCCGAAGAGGTAACGAGCTCTTTCTGCTGTAACTCTTCAGCATTCTTAACAACAGTGTCCGGCTCTTGGGATGAGATCTTGATACTTTCAATCTCATTTGAGAATTGTTCGGTGTCGCCATCTTGCCCGGCAATGTAGCCCGAATACTTCTGAAGTTTGTCAATATTCTCTTCTTTGACAATTCCCAGGGATGCGTCATGCTCTATAGAGCTTATCAGTAAGCCATAATCAGTCATAAGCTGTTCTGTTGATGTAAATGTTTGATTAGGCGGACCAACCTGAGAGACATTGTTTGGATCTTCCACCGAAGTATAGCTCTTTCCGCCGGAAGAGAAAGACTCGGCATTATTGTTGGCTATGTTTAGAGCCTCTTTTGCCGCGCTTTGCTGCTGCTCGTCATTCGCTAGTTTTACCCTTAGCGAGTTCATCTCTTGAGCTATCGAAACACTCTTTTGCTGGAGCTGTGCTTTCTCCGAAGAGGTGAAAGAATTGGACACTATGTTAGCCGTTGTCAGCGATGCCTCTCTCTCTTTCGCCTTTAATAATCCCCGAGTTGAGTCAATTGTCTTATTGAGCTTCGCCAGCTTAGCAGATGTGGCTTTTTGAGTTGCCGACAAAATTGCAATCTCGTCAGTTCGAAGCATAGAGTCACTCGGGCTCGTTGATGATTTCTTTGTGCTGCCTGGAATCGAATGAAAGGCATCCATGATTGAATTTTCGCTCAACTTGTTGGTAAAGTGTTTAAGGCGATCTATGGCATTCAAAATCCTAGGATCGACAGGCTTCGGGGGGCTGGTGGGTAAGTATGTCATTCCAAATTCAGGGGATCCGTCAAAATCCGAATTCACGAATTCGTAATCGTGGTTGATAAACGATGTCGATTCTGTTGCCCCAACTGATACCGGATTCGTCACCATAGTATCTGGCGAGAGGGTGAAATATCGATCATGCACATGCATCTTCAAATCTTCCGGGTGATTCAACCCAAATTCTGGTGGTGCCGAATACTCTACTAGACGGCAAAGCACTTTCTTATCGACAAAAGAGCTAAACAGCTTCTCGTCTAGTGTTGTCCAGATTGGCGACGAGAGCGAATATCGTCCATCCAGCTTGTCGAATTGCACCAGGCACTGAATTTCAACAATCATTTTATATCGAAATGTCGAGATGGCACTTAGGCTTGGATCGCTAAGAAGATTTTTCTCAGCCCTATTTGTTGGGTTCACTTCTGATTGGGCTCCGGTGCTTGATTGAAATAATGCCTTTATTTGATTTGGTAAGTCCCTTACCTGATCTGTTGTCATAGACTCTAAAAAATTGCTGGTATTATTTATATCATATTTTTCACGGTCTGGTTCTGTATTCGCCATCCTTTTATTGAACAAGGACTGATAGAGGGAAGCTGGAGCTGTCCTTGTTTTGCCGTCTCCTCCGAAGATCACGAGCACTTCACCATCTTCGGTTGTGGATTGGGAGGCATTAACGACGGGGGCGCCGGGTGGTCGTAGCGGTGTCTTTATTAGATTCATATTTTCTTCAAAAAACGACACTTGCTGTGGTGGGGAAAACTTTCGCTCCTTGTTGTCCCAGGCTTTCTTGAAGGTAACAGAAAACTGATCTGGTACCGTACTGGCAACAACTGAGTTTCTCTGGCTGAGTGTATTGTTGACTATTTGTGATTCTAACACTATTGCCCTTTCGTTGGTCTTGAGGAATCCGAGAAGATCGATGGTTTTGTCGGTAGTGGGACCGACGAATACTTGGGATGGTGACAAATAGCTCATTTCTCGGTACCCAACAGTAACAGTGCCTCCATAACTTTTCTTGTCAGATGTTAGTCCAGTAGTCAAATCTGGTTGTGTCTGAACATAGTATTTTAAAGTTTCCGATTGAACTCTCTGTCTAAAAGCAATACCTCCTATGTCTCGAAGACCTAGATTGTTGGGCTCGGATGTTGCTACAGCTAAATTTGAAGAAAGGTAATCGTACCCTCCAGAGCTTAATTCCCTCATATCCACTGCTTGTGAAAACTGTTTAGAAATCATAGCGCATCTTTTTGAGGTGGACCGAGGAGAAGATGCTGGTAGGATGGCGGCTGGGTCTTGAGATGCTAAATCCTCGCCAACAAAAGACAGGATTTGGGAAATAGTTGTCGCGACGATTTGTAATGCAGCACCGATGCTTTCTGGGTTTGTGTGGCTAGGGTTTAATATCATATTCATAAACTCTTGAGTGGCGGATACGGAAAAGCCTACTTCGTCTAACTCAGTATTACTCGGTGTATTATCAGGTGTGAAGAGGGATATGACCTCTAAGAAGCTTGCAACACCTGCCTTTAGCCGAGTTTGATATTTTCCCCTCATCTTCGTAGCGAAGCCTTCTGTAAGGTTGCCAAACTGTGGGCTGTATCCCTCTCTTCGAAGCTGATCGTCTCCGGCGGCGCTGTCATTTCGGAGAGTAGAGTTCATTATATCCGAAAGATAATTTTCCAGTGTATATAGGAATTTCTGTAAAACTTGCACCTTCGACTTCAGGAAATCTGACGATCCATCATACAAATCCATTTCTACATAATAACGATACTGTGAAATCGATGATTCAGGAATGGAGCTGTCAGTGATACTAAAGCACCTAATACTGGTTCCTTCCGATAGTGTCATTTTAGTCTCTTCTTTAAAATTGGCAACTTCTGTGAGTGTCGAAGAGTTTTGGCTTTGCCCGGACACAGCAATGAGTTCCGGAAATGTTCCTTGAACTGGTGTTAGTCTCTGAACTGGCGAACCTATGGAATTAGTGCCTTTCTCTTCCTCTACTTGCTGACGATAAACCCTAAGCGATTTTATCGCCGAAAATTCAAAAATCTGCTGTTTTATATCAGCATATACTGTCTTCCACAGTTCGCCATATATCGAGTTGCTAAACAACATATCTTCAAAATTTATCATAAACATGAGATTTACTTTGTTGTGGACACCGATAGATGAAAATAATTCGCTAATATATGGGTGAGGCTTGTTTCGAGATGGATCAAGAGTCCTAATCCGAGGCTTGAAGTTCTCCAAGATAAGTCGTAGTTGTTCTTTCTCTCCTGTGAAATCGCTCATTACTTCTACCGCTTCAAGCGGCTCAAGATTTCTAAAATCTTGAATCTTCACATTTCTAGCTTCTCGGACAGTAAGAGGAATTTTGGTATCTGTTTGGTAAGTACCGCCCTCTTTCTCTACCGGACCCGTCCAAAATTTTCCATTCGGAAGTTGAAAAAAGGAAGTGTGTCCAGAGAGTATGCCTGCTTGAAAGATAGTGTCATTTTTTACTGGAGATGAAAGTCCTGTGAGATTTTCCAAATCGACTGTGTTCAATCCTAGAGTGGGAGCTCCATCGGAGTCAGGAAAGGGAGACTGTGAATTTACTTCTTCCACAATTCCGTTAATATCTAAAAAGCTTACAATAAAATAAGTTAAATGAGTGGGGGTTTGCTTATCTACACTAAACTCGAATTCTAATGGGACTGTTTTGATTGTTTGTCCGTTGTTGTCTATTTTCTCCAAAATCGGAGACTCGATATTGCCGAAAAGAGGCTGATGTATCACCTCCATAAACTTTGCTTTAAAGTCAGGAATCGCCACAGAGTTGCCAAGTTTATGACTCAAAAAACTATCAAAGGCGGCATTACCTTTCCACTGATTAGCCGGTCCTATATATTTCAAAAGGTTCGTTCCAAAGGATTGAAGGAGAGAGGTGAGTTTGGTACTAGTGCTTTGGATTAGTGCTACTCCGAGGTGTGAATTAAATTCTAATTTTGGTACCGACAAAAATGCTGTGGAGGCTGAAGTATCAAAACCCAATTCGTTAGCTGTTGTAATGGCTGTTGCCTTTACTCGAACTACCATCCCCGTGCCTGATCCCACTGTAGACGAGGGGTTTTGTAAGATAATGGACTTAATATTTGCAACAGGAACTGTGCTTTTTATTGCTTCTATACTCAACATCTATTATTCTTCCTCCTCTATATCATCACAAGTTGGCTCAACAGGATCTGGGCAGCTCTGAGTGGTTGGAGGACAGGGACCGTCGGGGGGTGAGAGTGGAGCAAATTCCTCTGGACATACGACCGGCGGAGCATAGAGTCCAAGATCTCGGCGCTTCTTAACTGCTCGGCAAAGGACATCCTCTGGAATTTCATCGTCCACTCTTATGTTGAAAAAGTATTCTACACAATCTGGTGTTAGTTCTGCTTGTTGTTCTCTGTCTTCGTCTGCTTCATCTATTAAGATGCCGTCTACTACCGAAGGTTTCTTTTTCTTGAATTTTAGTGGAGTGAGAACTTCCTTGCCTGTCTTGAGATTATTCTCGTATAAGAATACCTCAATATCAACATTTTTCTCGTCGAAAGGAGTGTTCTTTTCCAACATTTCCATCAAAAGATAATCTTCTACGATGTTTATGTAAGTTCCGTCTTCGTAAACTTTGTTTGCAAAAACTAGATCAGATGGCTCAACCATATCATTTCCAGACTCGCCTATTTGGCTCAAACTTGATTCCACCGCTGAGCCGGTCGGGCAATCCTCGGCTGTGTCGGCTGTATCGGCAAATTTGTTTCTAACTTCAGTATTGAACTCTACATTCTTGGCGAAGAGGTGGATTCGAGGCACTGTTCCGAGAGAGGAAGTGCTGTATGGTAGTGAGCTGCTCAGTTCGCCTTTGAGGAAGGTTATTGACCAAGCTGGATATTTTTCTTTTCCAATGTCGCTTCTGCCGAGAGGATAGCTCAATGAATATTCTCTATCGTCTGTCGCCTGGAGGCTTATCTTGTCTTTCTCATTGTCTCCGTATGGGAGGTCATCCATCAGCTTCTTGATTTCTGTCTCGATGCCACTAAAGACATATTGATTTTTTGCCCTGGCACTTCCAGTTATTCTGGATTGTATGTCGTTCTGGCTTTCGGTGACTCCGGCATACTCTGAATCGTAAATGATATCGTCGTCATAAAAGGCATAGTATACCGGATTCCACTTCCCTTTAGCTAACATGTGTTTGCCAAACTGAGTGAACTCTATATCGATTACATCTTCTTTCGGATCAAAGAACGTCATTTATATTAATTACCCCTCATCCTCATTTTTCAAAGTATATTTTGCTTCGATGTCAATTCCTTCTACAAGAGAGAAATAATCATACGGCCAGTTATAGCTTCCCTGTGGTGGGACTGCTGTTGCTTCAGGATCGCTGGAGAATGTAAATCTAAATCTACTATCGTCTGTGGCATCCTTGGTTATCTCATAATAATTTTGTTTTGCCTTCTTCTTTACTTTGAAGGTGAAAAACTTCATCTGCCCGATCAATGTTTGGTCCTTTATGTATCCAAAGAACTCATACGGATCTACTTGATGTTCTATCGTTACCTCGTCCTTCTCCACCTTTAGGGCTGCCTTTGGCATAGTCCCTTGCCAGATGTCCGTTAGATCATCCTGGTCTAGTGTTTGGTTGAACTCGAAAAAATACATAGCGAACGGGGCAATGTCGTCATACTTCAGGAAATCCATATTTGGAGGCACATTGTAGTTCTCCATTGCCTGGAACATATCTGTAAATGTAGTGCTCTCGATCTGTTCGTTATTTCGGCGAGCGGCTGTCTTTATTGCTATACCTTCTTTCTCAAAGTTTTTCTTCTGGATATTGTATATCGACCTATTCAGTCGAATGAGGTTGTAGCCCTCGACCTGAGTGGTTACATGCTTTACTGCCTTGTCCAAGTAAGGAATCATAACGATAGCTTCGCTGATCTCCTTGGTGCCTCGGACGGTGCCGACCTTCTTCGTCACTCCCTTATCGAACTTACATTGCCTCATTAGGGAGCCAGTCGTAGCACTTGCTCGTCCCAGCACTTTGTGGGGAAATGATTCTCTCAGTTCCAATGTAACAGCTTTTGTTCCAGTTGGAGTTTTGCCGTAGCTTGTCCACATTGTTCTTGGGTTTGTTCTGTTTATCTCGCCTGGGTAGAAATTGAAGTTTGTCGCCATATCAGCATCAGGGAGGTGAGCCGAATAAAGATCGTTGTATTTGCTACTAGAAACATCCAAAACTGGGCTTTCAAACTTGGTTGATACGACCCATGATGGCTGGGCTGTAGCACCGTCGATAGTTGTTGCTTGTCCCGATTCGGCATTCCAAGTTGCCCCTTTCTCGAAATACTTTCCGAATAAGTTGACTGATGAGCTGACGGGCATTCTGTTTTGCTCTTGTAATGTCGTAAGTGATTTTACAAAGCCGTTCACTGTAGCTACTCGATTTGAGTCAACAGTTATTATTTCTTCTACCGTCGCCTGTTCTATGATCTCATCAAGTGTGTAGTTGTCAGTTACGGTTGGGGTGAACTTTATTCTTGCTACTGCCTCGCCATAAAACATTGGCGGGGTGTAAGCGGCATAAGCTGGATCGTAAGCATCTTCTAGCGGTAAGCCGAATAGCTTACCGTGCTGCCTGTAATCTTGTTGGACATTTTGAATGCCGATTGTGCCAGACAGAGAGCCGAATGTTCCAGCGAACATATATCCCGCTCCGGATCCAGAGACAGCGAAAGATGCTGTTGACGCTCCCATTGTTGAGTATAATTCATCCGGCAAAATCGAAGAGCTGATCAAGGAGACTGAGGTTCCAAAATATTGATAAGGAAGTCCGTCCGAAGCACTCATTATTTGCTCTGAAACACCCAAACTTCGGCTATGGTAGATATATGACTTGCCAGCATCTTCGCCGAGAGAAGAAGAGCCAAGTCGAGTTCCAACGAGAGTGTATATCCCTTCGGCACCAACTACATTAGATATTGAGTTGCCGAAGTTATCGTCTGCAGCGGCATCGCTAGCTGTTAGTTTTGTCTGCCATTCTTGATTTGTCAGACCAGTGCTATCAATGTAAAACGGAATTCCACTTTGACTATGGAAAAGATATGCTGCCCCGGCATCAGAAGCTATGGTAGACTCGTCAGTTCCGCCGACTGCCATATATAATGCGTCGGTGCCGGAAACAATAGATACTGAATCTCCTAGATTCGTGCCTGCCGTCGAATCGCTTGCCGTAATCTTTGTCTGCCACTCTTGGTTTGTTAGACCAGTATTATCAACATAAAATGGTGTGCCGCTTTTACTGTGAAAGAGATAAGCCGCTCCTGCTCCTGATCCGCCATCGGCATCTCCTGTTGAGCCAATCAACATATAGGCAGTGTCGCTACCATAGGCAACAGAAACTGATTGTCCAAAAAGATCTATCGAGCCAACATCGCTTGATGTTATTTTTGTCTGCCATTTCTGGTTCGTGAGTCCAAGCCTATCTATATAAAATGGTTCGCTACTCTTGCTGTGGAAAAGGTAAGCCGCACCAGCATTCATGGTACCGCCAATGTCCCTTGGTTGACCAACCAGAGCATAGATGCCGTCTGTCCCAGATGCTACTGATACCGATGTCCCAAACCTTGGCATCGTAAAGCTTGCTCCATCGCTCGCTGAAAGAGCTTGCTTTGAAATTCCAGTGCTGGATGAATGATATAAATATGCTGCTCCTTGTTGATTGGCGGCATAAGGCAATGAGCTATCGAAACTGTTGCCGGCGAGCATATAGATGCCGTCAGTTCCAGAGGCAATCGATACAGACATATAAGGAGTGTCTAATGGTGATACTTCAATACTTTCCAACTGTTTCCAGCCTGTTGTATCAAATCTATTCTGAAAAAGATACATTTTGCCGATGACGGATCCAACTAAAGCATAGATACCTTCTCCCGAAGAACCCTCTACGGTGTCAACAGATATACCAAATCGATCATCTAATTCCCCGTCGCTAGCTCCAAATTTTAAGTTCTCTACTATTTCTCCGCTGCCTGAGTATTCGATAAACTTGTTCATCTCGACGGAATCTCGGAGAACGATATCCATATAGTATGAGGTGCCTTCCTTGAACCTATCCCATTCGTTTTCTGGTTGTGACCTGAAGTTGCTCAATCCGCTTTGTGGTAAAAAGAAGTCAACGGTTTCGGCTAGGAAGTTGTGCATCCCAAGTTCGAATAAGTCTGTCTTCTGCCCGTTCCATACGGATTTGTAGTTGAACAGTTGATCGGTGTTGAAATCTGATTCGTCAGTAACAAAGGCGGATACCAATCTGATTGGGTTTTCCGTTCCTTCTGGGAGATTTCCTTTTACATCGACGAGTGTTTCGAATGGTAAGCGGTAGTTTGGTCCAACATCGAGTCTGAAATCAGATGGTGTATTATCGCCCGCTACAAGCCCTGGAATACTTCCTGTGTAAATCGGGTAGTCAACAGCGATGCCTGATTTGATCGAGTTGTAAAGAATGCCTGGCGACATAAGTGGCTTGAGGATGCCTTGCCAGCCTTGTTTTGGAAAGGATCCTTCCACTCCTTCGTATGTGCCTTCGACATTCGTGGACAAGGATTCGCTAAGCAGGTTTCCGATCTGAACCGTTCTGTCTTTGGGGTAGAATCCGTTGTAGGGAAGAAGTTTCTTTATTCCTTTACAAGTAAAGCTTACATTGCTGACACTGGCTACATCTTCGTGCTCATCTGTCATGCTGGCGAATCGTGCTGTATTCGATGACTGAACATACTTTGTAACAAAGTTGTTATCAAAGAGTTCCGAAGACACTGATTCAGCACTTGATGTGATGGATGCTCCGTTGAGAGATAGTATTTTCTTATTTGGGGCTCTGAAATCATTACCCTTATCAACAATGTAGTATGGGATGTGATCTGACATCCTGAACTCTGGGACTATGCTCTTATTCTTTGTGTGGGGTCTTACATCGACAGCATAATCATTGTATGTATTATACCAAGAGTTCTCGCCAGCAATTTGTTCTGTTAGTCGCTCGACATAGCCGCTGCTTGACTGATTGACTTTTATATTATAGAGTTCCAAATAGGATAGTGACGGAAGCGGGCTCGTGGAGAACATAGTCTCGTCTGAATCCTGCATCAATTCTCCGTTATAATCCCTATAAGAGGCACTTTCTGGAAAAGATTTTATTCCGTCTGTTGCCATCGAGTCAAAGTTGAGAGCTGGCTTGTTTGTATCGACAGTAGAAGCTGTAATATTTAGATTTCTGATGGCATAGTTATCAAACTGGTAGCCATTCGATGTTCCCTGTCCGCTAAATACTTCTTGGGAAATTCTAACAAAAGCAGGTCCACCAGGATCGAAAGAGGAAGCCGTGAGAGAATAGTTGCCTGCTGTAAGGTCGCCAGGAAGTATCGTATCTGCTGTTTGCCAAGCTCCTCCATCTGAAAGCCTATATTGTACATAAACTGCCTTACCTGGCTGCAAGAAGGAAGGTTCTTCTAGCGTGACTGTTCCATCGAATGTTCCGTATGTCCCTCTCGTAATCTCAAAAGACAGAGAAATATCCGAGGACACACTTGATGTCAAGAAAGTGTCTTTCCACTGTAAAAATCTGGTTGACGGGCTTGAGCCTGGATTTGTGCCGAAGCAGAAAGCATTGCTACCCAATGTATCATCAAGCCGAACGATGCTGGAATCGTCGTTAATGAAGTTGGTTGAGATGTTTTCGCTGAAATCGTAAGAAGAGCTGAAATCTATAACATTTTCGGAAGGAGCGAAGCCCTGTGAGTTAGGAGCATTAGAATTTCTTATCTCGTCTTCTTTATAGAAAGTTCTTTGTTTGCCGAAAATCCTGTCATAGCCATTGCTTCCAGTGCCGGCAACTTCGGAGTATTCAGTTCGTTCCCGAGTGATGTTGATGAATGTGTTTGCTACGGCTGGATATAATCCTTGAGAATATTTGATGTCGAGCAACTTCTCTACCGGATTATCTCCGCCTGGCTGAGACTCTAGATAGTAGTCTTTGATATCGTCATACATAGAGCTCTGGTTCTGTTGCTGGATGTTAGCCTTATTTACGATAGACTGCCGAGTAAAAGAAGATAGATTGTTGGCGAAAGAATACTTCAAAGATGAAGGGATTGTCTCCTGAGAGGTGAGGTCTGGTCGGACCAGAAGATTATGCTCAACGGGATGAGCATTTTCGCTCACAACTGGCTCTTTATAGTTTGTTACCCCATCACTTCTTTTCGAAAATACCTGATTTCCCAAGGAGTTTGTTGTTGTCTTCTGTGGGTTGGCGAGGGATAGAATACTCTCCCTTACAAGCTGTCTGACGATTGGGTTGTAGCTGTTTCTTACTTGATTCCAGGAAGAATATTGGTAAGGTCCATTGTAAACATTAAAAATGGTGGCTGCTGTCTTGGAAAGGAGGTTTATTGATCCGAGTGTAGTCTGGATATCTATGCCTGATTTATCTAATCCTGTTCCAGAAATACCAATGAAGTCTCCCCTCGATGGCTCGACTACATCGCCGATTATATTATGAAGTGCCGGATTTCCACTATCTAAAACATAGTTTATATCGTCGTAGGGTCCGAATGGAGTGGGGCTACTGTGTTGATATCCTGGTAATTCTGCCTCGGTTGTTAGGGCTGATGCTTGAATCCATCTATATTTCAAATCAGACCGAGGTATGGCATGAGTTATAAATCCGTTATCATATGACTGAGAATATTCACTACTATATCTCAATTGGCTGTTTGAGCCGCTATAGAGATATGCGGCACCTGCATCGGTGCCGCCTGGTCCGACATCATCGCCGCTGGCGCCTGCTAGAACATACACGTCGCTAGCACCCACTTGATTGGTAGTCAAGACAATCGATACTGACGATCCAAACCTTTGAGCTATTGATTCCGAGCCATCGCTGGGTGTTACCTTCTGGGCTATCAAAGCGGTAGCTGTTGAGTGATAAATATAGGCGGCGCCTTGTAATATTCCAACATCGTCTGGTTCCAAATCGGCGCCCACCAGTGAATAGATGCCGTCAGTGCCGGAGGCGACTGAAACAGAGTTGCCAAAGTTTCTAGCGTCTGAAGCAGGCTCATCGCTTGCTGTCAACTTAAGTTCTGTCAAGGGTCCAGCACTTGTTGAGTGATAGAGATAAGCGGCGCCGTCGTTTAGACCAACTTCATCATCTCCTCGGGCTCCGACAAGTAAATAAATGCCGTCAGTGCCGGAGGCAATAGAGGTGGAAGTGCCAAAACGCGGTGTCGCTGAGGAGCCTGCATCGCTAGCTGTTAGCTTAAGCTCAGTCAAGGGTCCAGCACTTGTTGAATGATAAAGATAAGCGGCACCATAATCTGGACCAACTTCGCTATCGCCATATGCACCAACTGAGATGTAAATGCCATCAGTACCGGAGGCGACTGAAACAGAGTTGCCAAAGTTTCTAGCGGCTGAAGTGGGTGCATCGCTAGCTGTTAGCTTAAGTTCTGTCAAGATGCCGGCACTTGTCGAGTGATAGAGATAAGCGCCGCCATCATTAGATCCAGCTTCATCATCTCCGATGGCGCCCACAGAGAGATAGATGCCATCAGTGCCGGAGGCGATGGAAACAGAGTTGCCAAAATAGCGATAATTGGAAAGAGGAGGATCGCTAGCTGTTAGCTTTTGCTCGGTCAACACTCCAGCACTAGTTGAGTGATAGATGTAGGCGGCACCATCGTATGTGCCTGCTTCATCATCACCTAGCGCTCCGACGATGGCATAAATTCCATCGGTGCCGGAAGTGATAGAAACAGAAGTTCCAAAAAGCTGGTTGGTTTGGGGCGAGCCATCGCTTGCTGTTAGTTTCTGCTCAGATAATATTCCTGAGTTGGTTACCTGGTAAATATAAGCGGCGCCGTTGTTTGTATCCGATGAATCGTTCTCCCTGGCACCTACCAAGATGTAAATACCATCAGATCCGGAAACCATAGATACTGCATATCCATAAACATCGTCAGTGGAGGCATCGCTAGCTGTTAATTTTCGTTCTGTCAAAATTCGAGAAGCATATCGATCAGGAACTATTATAGGATCCTTTGTAAAATCTATCTTCGGATTCCTGTTGTCGTTATGATATTGTGTCGGTATTCCAGTACCAGCTTTCGGTGTGTGTCTTGCTAAATCAGAACGTAGCTGAGAGCGAACTGTGTAGTTCCTAGTGTTGATATCGTTGGCGGGGGCATACTCCTCGGCATATGTATCTAAAACACCCCTAGAGCTTACCTGAGTGCCTCCTGGGGCATTGAAACGATTGACGAAGACGAACTCATTCTTGCCGTCTATATCGAAGTCTGGAAGTGTCCGATTCGGATCTTTGGCTCCACTCACAAATTGTGTTGTGAGATATTGAGCGAAGCCTGAACCAGTTGCCTCGGTGAATGCTCGGTTGTTTGTAGTTCTGCTTACCGTCTGTACAACCTGGTAATCATGCTGGTAGTTTCCTACATCGGAGCCGGTCGTATGTATATTCGCTATGTTGACTGGTCTTTTGGAGAAGCCATCGCGAAAGTAAGGAGCTCGTGCTCGATTGACATCAATATTATCTGGTCCTATAACTTTGAGGACACTGGATGTCATTGTAATATTGTATAGCTCTGGGCGAGTAAGCGGTGTATCGTTGCCGTCGTTCAGAGGGACATGTCTGTATTGGCTTCCGCCCACATACTTCTCGGTAAACGGTCCTTGCATTGGAGCATCATTCAGATCGGAGTATCGATCTGTTTTCATATTAGTTATATCGATGCCCGGCTTAAAGCTAGCTGAGATCTCGGCATTGTAGCCGGTATCTACTGATGAACTAAATAATTGGAATGGTGCTATTTTTAAGAAACTGTCTGTCATTTGATTCTCTTTCTATTATACAAGTAAATACTCTTCTTTTTCATTTTATTTTATTATGCGGAACCAGTTTCCCAGCTAGGGTACTCATAACTGGCTGTTGCCGAGTTTTGATAGACTGAAAAATCAGAACTTGTTATTGGGTTGGCAACTGTGCCGTCCCAGGCTGGATACTGATAACTGGCTGTTGCCGAGTTTTGATAGACTGAAAAATCAGAACTTGTTATTGGGTTCGCGACTGTTCCATCCCAGCCAGAGTATTCAAATGTTGTAAATGATGAAGCCACTGGATTGTCGAAAATGTCTCCGCCAGTCGAAGTGACTCCAGAAATGATTTTTAGGTTTGGTAAAAAAATAAAAGACACGAACGGTTTCTCCTATGCCGAGGTATCGCCAGCAAACAAATATGTGTTAGCTGAAATTATTACAACACTTGCTGCTGCGTATAGTCCCGCTGTTTTTGTATGACTTTGGCGATTCAGTATTGAAGTTCCTGCCGAGGCAGACAACTCCAACTGACCACTCCCAAGTTGAATAAAGGTGGTATTATAGCCGACATCGAGCCCCGATGAACAAGTGATTCCTTGAGTGGCGGAACTACTAAACAGGAGTGTCTTCCCTCTATCGGCAGAAGATAGAGAGTAGGAAGTTGATGTTATTTCTGATCCGACTGCTCCGCTTAGTGCTACATCTGCTATGAGAGAGCCGCTAACATTAAGCTCGCCAAAAGTAGAGCCCGTAACATAGTCCAATACTTGTTGAAAAGTTGCTTTTTGTGTTGTGGTTCCGCCATCGACAACAGGAAGCAGGTCATCGCCTGTAACATCTGCTGCTGCTGGTAAGTTTGATATTTTTACATTTGCCATTGGAAATCTCCGTTCTGTTTGTTGTAATTAGGATTCAATCGTCAATTCTTCCCCGACTTCTGTCGTAATAACATCACCGTTCTCTGCTAATATATAATTTGTGTCTTCATCGTCTGTTCCGATAGTGGCAGCGAATCCCTTCACCTTGTTTTTGAAAGAGTTATTCTTTCCGATATTATTCTTCCCCATCTGTACAATCCTCCTCTTCCAGAGCTACATCATCAGCAGAAATGGAAATAAATCCCTTGGCTCCAAACTTAATAACTGATTTCACCACACTTAGATCATTAGCATCCTCATCAGTATTTAGAATGCCGTCACCAGAAAATCGGTATAGAGTATTTAGTTCTCTCTGAAATGAGCTGTGGGCAATGCTTATTACTCCGGAACGAACAGAGTCTGGGTCTGGGTTTAGAGGGAGTTGTCCTGGGGTTGCTCTGTTTCTCCACCAAAAACAGCTAGTGTTTTGCTTCCCGTTTTGTGGAGCATGACCCTCTTTCCAGGGATAGCAAAGTTCATTGATTCCTCTTGCCGCATCTTCTGGGATGTTTTCTTTGAATTCTATTGTCGGAAACTTGTTGTAGTATTTATTTCTTTCGAGTATGTGACTCTCGACAACGGTTGCCACATCTGGTGAAAAGTTTGAAGTAGCTGGAATAAGCTGTTGTAGCATCTCTGTGATGGAGCCGTCGATCCATTTGAAGAAGTCTACATATTTTATGAGATTCGGAGTGTTCTTTACTCGGCTGAAGAATATCTGTCTTAGCTTTCCTAGATCCTGATAATCTTGGCGGTACCTGTTTACGGGCTCTCCGATAAGATTGTTGAAGTCGATGATCGAGCCGAAAACATTTATCATTTCGTCCGAAATAACCTGGTGCATTCCTTTCTCAATAGCATACCTGAATTGTTGTGGTCTGGATTCTCTTGTGAATATTTGATCGTCTTGCCCGTTGATTATCTGAATCAGATCATCGGACTGCATAGTTTCCGGACCTTGAAGCTTAGCATTCGAGAGATACTCTTTAGTGATAGCATCGGTGTCTGATGCTAGGAAGAAGTTTCCTCGTCCTGGGTGTTCCTTCTTCAAGACATCATCGAGAGAGCCATAAGTAACATTTGCTGCTGTTGAGCCAGAAGATAGATCATCGACATGGAAGCCTGCTGTGTATCCTGGACCGCTGCCGCCATCCGAGCTGCTTAGGGTGTTATATCCCCAATGGAGAGCGAGAGTATCAATCGAGGGAATCTCAACACCTATCTCCTTGTATAGGGCATATGTGTTCTCGAACGGATATTTCGTGCCGTAGTTTGTAGAATCTTTGCCGTGGACCCTCATGACTTCGCTGTCTAGATAGCTGTACCAAACTCGATTAGAAGTTATCTTAACATCCGTCTTCTCCAATGTAGAGCCAGTGAAGTTAGTTCGGTGAGCTCCTGTGTAGAGCCTCTTATTATTCTTGATAAAGTTTGAACCAGAAGCATAAGCAAGGGATGAGGTTAGGATAAACTCATTTCTTACATAGTCTCCTTCTGTCTCGACACCATAGAACTCTAGGATGTATGAGTTGTCGCTAGCTGGAATCGGGACTGAGCCCGTGTTTAGTATCTCATACTCTTGCTTGAGCCTTACGGCAAAATTCCAGTTAGTATTATCATAGAGGTCTTTGTAGATCTCTGTTTCCAGAGTTGGGAAAGGCGAATTTTCGCTTGTGCTCTTTAGAACGAACTTTCCGTGAGCAGATTCAGTTGAGTTTCTTACCGAATATACTTGGAAGTTGGCGGGATCTCCTGTCTCCCAAGTATAGTCGCTTCCATCATCTTTGGCTGTATGAATGCCGAATAGAGAAGAGGAAACAAAGTTTGTCTCGAAATAGAGAGTGTCCTCTTTTGTGAATTTCTTTGGAAATATTGCCTCGACTTCGACAGTCATTGGATGATCGAAAGTGGAAGCTGTGAGGAACGAAACCGAGTTGGATATGTCGGAAGAGGCTGTCTGGTAAACAGAGCCATTGAATCTATCTGGTCCGGCAAAGTTGACGAACTTCTTATCCAAGCCTTCTATCTTATAGCCGTCTTCCAGATCGTAAGTGGCTCCGTCGATGTAGAGATTGACTCTCATCAACTCTTCATCAATGCCGTAGCATCTCATTAGGTTTCTAAAAGATTTAGCAGTTCCCTTTGTCTTGTAGATATACAGAAGATTGTTGTAGATGTTCTGATATATCACATTTTTGATATTGTATATTTTCTCGTCGAAATTCTCTGTCTCATTTCTGGAAGCTACATTTTCGAGGAGAGTTGATTCTACAAATAAATCTGGGGCTGTGAAGCCTAGCGACTCTATTCCTCGCTTCGTAAACGGATAAGGCTTTTGAGAGGATGAGACATACTGAACATCTTTGAGCCTTGGGATATCCTGGATCTTCAGTTGGAGAGAGTCGAAGAAGCTTGAGATTATTTGAGTTAGGTTTAATAAATCTCCTCTTGTGTCGTCCTCTTCTATGATCCAAGACGGGATGCTGTAATAAATACTAGAAGCATTCCCATAATCATATTCTGTGCCTTCCATCGCTTTGGTCGTCGATAGTGAAACCACTTCTGGGTGGAAAGAGTAGATAATGGGATCCTTGAACTCTGAATCTGTGGCACCGGCATCCACCATGGCAGAGCCAGTGCTCCTTGCTCCAGCGCTATACCCAGTCCAGGTACCATCAGAGAATCGACCAGAATAGTCTAAGACTTTCGAGTCAATGCTGACAGTTTGAGTGATTCCTTCGTTGAACTTATAATAGACACCGAGGTCGGTGTTTGCATCGTCAATGTTTGTGCCGCCACCCACTTGAGTAAACCAATTCATTCCTATTTGCTTATCAGTCCTAGCAGTTTTCCAGAAACGAAATTCGTCAATAGAGGCGGAGAGTTTACACCATCCGGGAACAACAGATCCAGTAAACTCAACAGATAAATCGTCTGCTGCCCTAGCCTCGTAATAAGATCCAACATTGGCGATTAGTGCTCCTGTTACTTCATTGATTCCGCTCCCAGAAACTGAATCTTTATACACACCGTCCACATACAAGTCTGCTTTTATGCGCCCCCACTGCCCGATGCCGGCCACATCTTCAACTATATCTGTGGATTCCATATCTACAGGAGTGCCGTTGTTGCTGCCCACTTGATCATAAATTCTCGCTGCGGGATCGGTGCTGTCTGTACTATCGCGAGGATCGTCTCCCATCCTATACCAGCATATTAATCCAGGCATGCCCTTTAGATCTGTTGGAGTTCCATTGTTATAAAGTCCTAGAACTTCAGATGCGGAAAGTGTTCTATCCCAAAAACTCGGTTCATCTATATTCCCAGGAAATGGACTAGCGGCTGTGCCGGCGCGACCGCTAGCCAGCGCTGGTGCCTGTGTCGGAATATCCAAGGCGCCATTAGTTGCGTCGCCCGCTCCATTCTGAATGACCCCGTTGATATATAATTTTGCACCGTTGGTCGTGTCTGAACTGTCGTATGTAAAAACCAAATGACACCATGTATCAGCGGCAACTAATCCCGCTCCGGTCGCGGGGAAAGTAGTGCCGCCAGCGTTATTCATTGTTACTTGAAACGTGCCGTCGGGCAATATCTTTAATCTATTCGTGTTTCCGGCGGTGCCGTTTCCATAAACATTGGCGGCGACTGCAAGAGAAGTCATCTTGCACCATAGAGATAGCGATGTATTTGTTCGGCCGCCGATATCAGCAGTGCCTCCTATCGCTCCAACTTCGATATACTCGGCGGCTCCATCAAACAAAATGCTTTTTGTATTAGACAAATATTCGTATGGTGTGGTATTAGCGCTGATGGCATAGTGGTGCCAATTGCCGTCTGCTATAGATGCCGCTGTAGGAGCAAGTGCACCATCAAAACTAGCATTAATTCCAAAAATTCCAGACAAATAAGAGAGATGAATCGGCGACGAAGAACTGTTAACGAGAACAGCAAATCTACCATAGTCGCCGGCAGGGGTACCCGTCGTTGATCCGCTAGACCATAAATCAAAAACAACTTCTTGCTGGCCAGCAGCGACAAAGGCATCTTTCTTCATCCACCATTCGACAGTGTTACCGCCATCGGCAAATTCTAAATTCGATTCTCGATTATCAGAGACATCATAAAAGTTTGAGCTTGAGTTGGCGAAAATGCTAGCTAGAGTTTTGCCGGAACCATTCGGATCTTTATTTGGTCCACCATATATTGTAATGTACTCTGTGGTGGACGGAAGAGCATACACTGTGGTTGACCCAGTAGATAATGAAGTAGATCCCCAGCCGCCATAAGAAAAGTCTATATAGCCGTTCGTTCTGGGATATTCGTTCTCGAAGATATATCTATCAATACCGGAGGCAGTCAGCATCCATTGGGTCTTATTTTTCTTTGAGCCATCGAATGGATAAGTGGTATATATTCCTGTTATTGAGTCTTCATAATACTTCTTCGCCGAACCAAACTTAGCAAAGTTTCTTGGTAGCGAATAGTCAACATGGGGCTCGAACTTGTTCTTTTCCTGTATTTCGGATGTATAATACCCTTCGGACTCAATTTCCTCGGAAATATTCTTCTTGTTCGTAGCAGATACTACTTTAGTATCTTTCTCGTTATTAAATAAATCTTTAATTCCCATTCTTAATCAACTCTAAATTTAAATTCTTCTTTCTGTTCCACAAATTCACCGTACTCTTCTATCAAGAATTTGAATGTATATTCGTAGCCCTCTTGTAGGAGAGACATATCAAAATTGAAGTAGTTTCCCTTATCATCGTAAGAAAGCTTCGTATGGTTCGTGCTTCCAGTGCCATACGGAATGACTTCATACAAATCAGAGCTCCTATAGAGCTTGTAGTACATATCGTTTATTGTAGTATTCTCTATGTCTGAAGTGGCGATTGTGTAAATATTTGGTGACCAATCTTTTGTTCTCGCATACATTCTAAACTGTGATTTTTCGTTCTTAGAATATGAAGATTTCAAGTTAGTTATTTTAATGATGTATTCTTCGTCTTCGTCATCCGATGAAGCATTGAACGATACTGGATTGATAGCACTGCCGGTAAAAAACTCGGTTCCAGCATTATCGTGCCATACATCGTATAATGTAGTAAAACTCGTGTCAATAGCTACCGATGCGGAATATATCCCTTCCGAGACATAAGCTCCTTCTATGGAAGTGGCGGCACCTTGGAGATCTAGTTTACTTCCAAGAGGACCGACCGAACCGGAATAGAGGCTAACATATATGCTGCCCGTTCCAACTGCCGGCACATTAACAAACTTTCCACGAAATTTATTATAAAAATAGATCTTATTTAGATTATCCTCAGCCGGCAAAAGAGAACTGCTGATAATAAACTGGTTCCTGTCGTCTGAAACAGAAGAGTCCCATCTTGCTTCGACATATGGGCGCTTAAAGTAAAACTCGCTGTCCCTGGCGAAGAACTTTTTCGTGTAATAGCTTCTAGAAGAGTTCTCCTCGCTGGCTGTTAGATGAACCCCCACTCCATAGTTGGAAAAGGTTCCATCAATCCATTGCTCAACGAGGTTTGTGATATCAACTTCTAAATCTTCGTCGCCGCCGGGAAAATATACATTATAGTTTGAAGAAGTGAGATAATCCCCTCCCTCTGTCGTCCAAGATACTCCTGTAGATGAGGATACCCAGTTAGATGCCCCGAGGTCTTTATACTCTTCCATATCTAGCCCGTATCCCTCCTCCCAAGAGCGGGAAATAGGCTGGACTGTTAAATTAAATTTTGTTGGGGTTGTCTCCGAGTGAGGAGCATTGGAAAGTCGTAACACAAAGTTGGTGCTTCCGCTCTTTGGTATCGTGCCTGCCGCTCGGTCAGATATGATAGTAGATACTGGGAACTTTGTTAGTGCCCGAGAAATCTCTAGTGATGAAGATGTGGCTTGTCCTCTTATTGAGAAAACCTCTAGGATGTCTGCCTCTCCCATGTTTGCTAGGCTTCCGGAGTCAATCAGGTTTGATTTAAGGGCATCCGTTATGGTGTTATCTGCATCAGCAATATATCTCTTAATAGCCATTATCTAATAACTCCTTTTATGTCTATGTCTGGCAGCTTAAGTTCTACGATGACATTATTCGGTATGTTTATCATTCTTCCGTCTGCCGAAAGGTTCTCTTGGAAGTCGTAAAATACATCAGAGTATACTCCGCCGACTTTCAGGACAGCTTTGGCACTGGTTACATCCAAGATTCCATCAACATTCTTTAGAGTAGAGTAGATGTCTGAGATGTAAATATTCTCCGAGATGTCGTAGTTCTTTGTGAATTTTTCAGATAGAGCCTCGACAGCATCAGATAGTAAGTCAAAGTTATCTTGGTCTACCTCTCCGATTGCTTCGAACTCAATGCCAAAGTTGACTATCTTGGCATCTAGTATATCAATCGAATCAGATATCATCTTGTTCTTATTTAGCCAAGTTTTTAAGTTACTTTTTAGAGATTGATTGGACTGTACCAACTTTTGGTTCTCGTCTTCTGAGATGATATAAAGATTTAGATTTCGCTTAAAAGATTTGTTGTCCTGGATAAGATTTGCTCTCTTCACGGCTCCAAACTTTTCTGGCATTGCATAAGTGAGGTTGATATAATCTTCCCTGGTAACTGCTCTATGCTGTGTTGAGAACATACCTAAGCTTCTTATTTTTATCTCTTCAGATGTTGGTAGCGAAATGTTGCCAACAATAGCACTCTCATTGTTTGCTTCAACAGAAGATACTACAGATTCTACGAGAATATTAGATAAATCATTTTCGTTTTCAAAAGAAAAGTTAGATGTCTCAATTGATGTCAAACCGCCGGCAGACACATTATTGCTAGCAGCACTGTTGAGTCGATATCTTATTCTAAGCGATGTGTTAGACGGGGCGACTCCAAATTTGTTAGAATCAACGAGCCTTGTTGGATCTATTGCTGTATCTGAAATATATTCTTTGCCGTAGGAAAACATAACTACAGAGCTTGGTTCTGAAATGGCTGAACTCTTATCTGAGCTCTCATCTCCGCTACCAAACTGTATTGTTGTTATATTTCTATCTCTTTCAGTCGTAAATCTTCTGGAGATATATCGTGGTTTAAGAAGATATGGGGTGTTTTCTCTGTCGTCTGAGTTGGTATTTGTTACTGCTCGGAAAATAACATTTTGAGATAAGTTTTCTACCTCGAAATACTCATTCCCTTCGGCATCTTCGATTGAAACTATTTCCGCTATATCGGTGCCGCCTAATTCGACTTTCCTAAATCTTTCATAGTCGCCGACTGAAACTGTCTCTTCGACGATTCTTCCGGAAACCACTTGCCCGTAAGCTTGGATTGCATAGGATGTCGGCAGACCGGTTGTGCTGTTTACTGTGGCAACTACGACATTGTTTTTGGTATTAGCGAAATCCACATCTTCTGTTAGGGTAAATCTGGTGTTGTTGTCGGAAGAGAGAACGGACCCCTGCTTGAGGATCGGCATATATGCTCGGTTCGGTCCATCTACAACTGCCGGGACTACTATATAAAAAGCTACAGTACCATAGGAAGAAGGGCTCTTGTTTAGCCGGTATCCTAGTTGTCGGGCATGGCGGACCACATTATCGTATTCAATGGCACTTGCTAGATATCCCTCGTTCGCCTGGTAGTCTACATAGAATGAGAGAATGTCTCCCACATAAGAAACCGTATCCAGCATCAAAGAGCCGAATCCAGTTTCCGAGAAATCCTGATAAGTGTCAGAATAGTATTTTTTAGCATAGTTGACCAGATCACTCTTGATGGTGTCAAAGTCCCTGCTTGTATAATTTATTGATATCTTTTTGCCAGAGGGCATATGTTATCCTCCTCCCTTAAATTTCTATTGAAAGCGTATCACTGAACTGAAGCGGAACCACTTCATATGTTATAACTATCTGAACACCATTATCCTGAATCTCTCCGCCTTCAAACTGGACTTCTTGGATTGCTATAAATGGAATGTATTTCCGAACCTGTTCGTCCAGCTTTCCACGGATGGCGGCATATGTGGACTGGTCATTTTGTTCAAAAAGAAAGTTCCTGATCCCGACACCGAAATCAGGAATCATCATCCTTTCCCCTGGTGCCGTGAGGACCAAATGCTTGAAGTTTTGCTTTACTACATCAAGCATGTTGGAGTTCAGGGCATATCCAGCATACTGTGGATCCCTTCTTAAAGGTAGAGATGGCGAAATTCCAGACATTATTTATCACTCCAAGCCTCGCCGTTTTCTTTCTTCGGCAGAGATTTGTTCCATATCTATACATAGTTTTCCACGAAGCTTTTTCTTGCTTTCTAAGCCTTCTTCCTCTCTCAAGATATCTTTCATGTCGAGATCCACATTCGCCAGCCCCTCTGCTGCAACGACTGCATGGTAAATATGTCCAAGAGGACTGTGGGGTGGTCCTGGTCCATATGGTACCATATCGTAAGGAAGAGAAGACATTGCTACTGGTGTGATTGGCAAAGGTAGGGGATATCCTGGAAAGATAGTTTGTGGTATCGGCGGGTTAGAAATATGGAAAGCACCTCCGTTTGTGCCCCAAATAACCCAATCCACGATTGGTGAGTCTGTCTTTAGAGATACGATTTCTGTTTTAATATCTACTTCAGTAAGAAACCCGGTTGCCATGCCGCTGAAATAAGTAGGATTTACTACTATTTCACCTCGTAAGATTCCTATTATCACATCTCGGGCACCACAGGTAACCGAATCAGAAGCTTGGCGTAAGAATTGAAACAAAGCTCGGGAGAACGGGTGCAGAACATCTAAATGAAGTTGGATATCTAGTTCTTCGGTGAGCATCTCTCTGTCTTTGAGCTCTTCCACCACACCATCTCTCACCTTTTTGAGATCTTTCGAATATTGGCTCATAAGAGCTCCAGCCACTAATCCAAAGTCCCTTTTCACTGTTCCGAGTGCGAATCGCTGAAATGCTTTAGTTTCTTCAGAGAAGAGCGGAGATTCGCTCTCAGGGACAAGGGCTGAGTCAGAAGCATTTTCATAGTATTCCTCCATGGCGGCAAGAGGTGGCTTATATTTCATAAAGACATTTTGTATATATCTATCGAACAAATTGTTTCCGGTTTCCGAGCTCTTAAGCTGAGCATCTCTAAAACGAAACATTACTATCTCTTCATCTACCGATGCTCCTCCAAAGCCTTGTGCTTTATCGATGACAGTCACCTCGTCGCCAAGCATATCCCCAGTTGGAAAAGGGATTGAGCCGCGAGGGAAAGCTACTTGAGTCAAGAAATAGTTCTCGTCGTTGGTGCCGCCGGCAGTTCCATCCGGATTCAAAATCTTCATAACTTGGGGTATAAGCATACCTGCATTTGCAGCCTTTACTATCTTTGATGCTGGGGCAATGACTGGATCAATAAATTCTGTAAGTCCTTTAAAAATAAGCTTTGGTGTCTTTATCGCGAAGTCAAACAAACTTGGATCTCGGGCTTTGCCGTCAGTTCCATAATTCGCGGAAGCACGAGCATATGCCCCTCGATTGCCGCCAGATTCTCTTTGGGATGTTGATTCGAAAGTATAATCTCCGCCGTTTAAAGCTACTTCGAAGAGGCTCTTTAGCTCTTCCTTAGTTTTGCTAAAAAATTCTTGAGGCAGCTCATTCACTATATTCGAATATATCGAAGTAGCTGAAAGTATTGGATCGGACGGGATACAATATTTGAAAAGTAATTTATATGGCTGAGATTTCTTCATTTGCTCAACCAAAGGTATCATATATTGGTTATTGAACAGATCTTCCAACTTTTTGCTTTTAAAGCCTTGTCCAACTTCAAGAGAATTAAAGAAATCTTTAAATTTCAAATCGTCGGATAATTGGATAGGCAATTCCACCGAACATATAGGGAACACCATTACATCTCGGTGAACAGCCATACTCTCTATTTCGGATTCGGCTAAAGAGTTTGCTGCAGATTCCAACACTTGTTCTGACAACTGTTCTGCTTCTTCGGGCTCTGTAGGACCAAACTCCTGGTATCCCTGTAAAGTTCCTACTGTTGATTCCAGAGCCTCGCCAATTGCTTCAGAACTTGTGAATTTTTTAGTATACTCTTCTCTCAACACATATGATTTACTTTTCTCTTGACATGTGGAGTTGAACGACTGTTTCCAATTGTATCCGCCGACTTTCAGAGTGTGTGTTTCATCAGACTTTGGGACGAAAGGCGAAAGTGGCGAGACATAGCTAAGTCTAAGTCCAAAGGATATCTTTTTAAATTTATCAGCGACATTGCTGTCAGGAGAATGTTCAGAATCCCCTTGTATGGCAATCCCGTTCATCTGCCCTGCAAATGTGGTAATATTTTGTATTTCTTGAGAACTTAAATTAATTTCTCCACCTAACTTTTCTTTGGCAATGGTCGGACTATCGGGATCACTGGACATGAATCTTGTGCCTGGAAATACATCTGTCTCTTCAGACTCCTGCTTCTCTGTAAGGATATATCTTTCTAAGAAGAGTTTTCCCGCTTCGCCTGATGGGTCAAAAGACGGTGTGGATTCACCGGAATATGATTCTAGCCCCCTCGCATTTGGAATCGGGGTATGTTTCTGGATGCCTTCTAAAAAATCATCATATTCTGGATAGGGGTATGTTCGAGCGAACTTATCCATGTCCTTATACTGACTGTCGGCAAAAAACCATTCCCAAAATCCCTTATTGCCTTCTTGCCCGTCGTCTCCCTTGGAAGTAAGATCCCAATAGTATTTACTATCGGAGCCTTCTTGGTGGCTAAATAATCCAAACTCGCCATTCCAATTTGTTTCTCTTTCGTCGTCTTCATACCAAGTTTTGAATTCATCGAGCTTCGCTGAAAGAATCTGTTTAAAATTCGAAACAGACATATATTTAAGTTCTCGTTTCATAGATAAATCACTACTATCAGTGTGCTTAGAATAGAATGTAGTCCCGTCCAAATCAGTGCTAGCAAGAACTGGAATTGAATTTCTTCCTAAAGTCAGTGGATCTGGTGCCTCCAATGAATCTATCATAGCCTGTCGATATGCCTCAGAAGGAAAAGGGGCTTGCCTGAAAAGTCTCAATATAGCTTCTTTAGAAGCCTTCCATTGGTTAAATTTATCATTATATTCTTCGGCTTGAGATTTGAGAGCGATTGCTGTCACTGTCCCGTAGTCTCCTGTTTCGGCAAAACGAGGGTCACCGTCATAGCGAGGAGTATCTAGCAGAGGTAGGATTTTTGTAAGAAAATTATCGTCTAAAGACAAGTTGCCCTTAAAAGATATTAAATCTTGTAACTTTCCTAGCAAAGAATAAACCTGCTCTTCGATGAGAAATGCTATTCTATATTTAAGATTTTCTCTCAGCGGAGTAGTGGGAATCAGGGACGGAACATTCAGATCAGTACAGGGGTCTTCTAATAATCCAGGATTCAAAGACTCGGAAACATCAGTATCCACTACCTCTATTTGAGCAGGCAAATTACTGGGTGGCGAGCCAACTTCTAGAGCAGAGAGCGGAGGTTGAGTAGACGAGCCTCCCGTCGCTGGTGTGGGGGGCGAGGCAGAGGGTTGTGAGATAATCTCTTCGTCTGAACTTGGCTGGAAAATGTCTGAGTTTGTTGGTGTGGATGCTCCGCCGAGATTGGCGTTGCCTATGGGGCTTGAGGATAATTCCTCTGTTGCTAAATCCTTAGCTCCGTAGAACTCATCCAAAGCCCTTTGGGCATAAACCCAGCTTATGCCCGATTTATTGCCGTCTGCTATTACCGAAGGTATGGTTCCGTAAGGACTAAATTCCTCCATTCGATCACCAAAGACTCTCTCCAGTTCTTGCAGAAAAGCATCATAGTAGCTCTCGCTTTTATCGTATATGTTATCATTAACCTTATCAACAATGTATTTCAACTGGACTTCTGTCATAAAATCCGAACCTGAAAAGACTGAGACTGGAAACATAGATCTTAAAAGCTGCTCTAGAGAATAAGTCCTCAAGGTGGTGAGAACACATCCCGACATAATGGCTTTCTCTAGGGAGGAGAGATCCTTACGACCCTGGGCATTGGAGCTTATCTCGTTCCCTAGATCGTCGCATTCAATCTTATTAATCTTATTTTCGTAATCCTCTTTCATCTGTCGCCGAATAGTATCTATGGAGAGGATGTGTGGATCGTGCCCACAGGCAGCCTCGTCTTCATTGGGGAGGGGTGACCAATCGACAATAGATAAATATGGTACCCGAATGATGGACTTGCCCATATCGCCTGTAAACCTAAGCATGGGCGATGTCAGAATATGAGAAGAGATGCCAGAAAACATCTGGCGGATAATATCGTGATACATTACCGTGTCAGAAAATTCGTTCAGATCTCCAACCAGGTTATCATTGAAAACATTAGGAGGAGAAGAAAAGTTTCCACTATAATGTTCTATGCCGTTTCTTGTTATTGTATATATTAATCGCTGAAAGTCTGCTTTTTGTTGAAAGTCATTAAAAATCGCGGACGGAGTGTTACTTCTCACATATTGAAGTAAATCGTGAGCCGTGGCAGGGAAGGTAATATTACCTTCGTACTCTTCATAAAAGAAAGCAGAATTTTCAGATTGTACCGGCTCTTGGACGGCGAGAGCTCCTAGATCTGGTGGAAATTGACCTATCTTAAGTAGAAAATCATTATTTTCCATCATCTTCAACTGTAGCACATACTGCATCATCTTGGATTCTACATTTCCCAGCACCGTGGGCTGCTGTAGCTCAAGTTCAATTTGACCCGGAGTTGAAGAATTCAATACTAAATTATCTATGTTCTTCAGGGCTGCCTTTGAATTGGCTGCCAGCTCGGGAACAGTATCATTAACAGTAATTCGAGGTGCAGGTTTTCTTACCAAAAAATCTTTAAGAAGCTCAAACATCTTTCCTGCCGAGTCTAAACCAAAGTCGGTAAGGGGTATACCTTCTGGTAGAATATCCGCCAGGCGACCGATGAGATCTAGTTTCTCTGTCGTATATGGTCCATAAGGTCCGTTAGGATCACCATCGGCTGGTACTATTCCGTCTGATATTAATCTCTGGAATTCAGGGTTTATAACATATCCGTGTCCAAATTGATCCGGAATTTCAAAGGAAAGCTCTTCTTCTTGTAATTTTTGAAAATTATAATAATCAATAGACACCTGTGCGCCTGTCCTTTGAACTCTTGGGATCTTACGAGGCTCTTCTGTCAATACAAACATCGGGTCTGGAAATGAAAGAACGGACGAATCATAAGCCATATACACATTATCAAAGATAGTCTTTAGCACCTTGTCCAACATGAAGCTGAAAGAGTTGCTGTCTTTGGGAACTATGGTGTTGATATTGGTGTTTGGATCTTCACAGGGATCAGGAAGCATGTTGCTGGGCTTCCACAAGTATCGATAATAGTCCAGAAAGTTTTCCTTTTCATCGTAAATTACAGATTCAGCAACAGGTGTTGTCTGATCGGGAGGAAGTGTATTACACCAAAGGGGCACCCTTGAAGAAACAAAGTCGTCCAACGAGCAACCGAGTTGGTTACTTAAGATATTAACTTGCTCAATCGTAGGTCCAAGATCTACTAGGCTAGCTATTTTTTGAAACATCTCTTCCACATCTCCTTTCGTCATGATGGAATCTCGAAGAGGAGACAATATCTCATTCTGTGGCTGGGTGGAACTAGGATGGATAATATTCAATACCACTTGGAGCAGAGAAGGAGATGCCCTACCCTCTAACAATCTTATGATCTCTGGACTCGTAAGTTCCCCTTTTAAGATTGTAAAAAGATTCTGCATAACCAGGAATTTACTTTCTGTCTCTACCATATCGAGAGTAGAGGAAGTCAAACTGGAACTGATATCGGAGGCTAGCTGGACGGTGCCGGATTCAATCAATTCGAATGCACCACCAGTAGGCAATGCTGGTGACCACGGAGAGGTTCCAAGTGAATCAAGCAAATCTTCCATTGCTTCTCTAAAGTTGGGTGCGCCAACATTATCGGCAATGGCAGCTCCGACATCCAAGCCAGAGCCGTAGCCGGGAGAGGAAGAGCCATCTCCCGATCCTGATCCTTCTCTACATCGGTTCAAGAGAGTGGATATGACTGCCTGAACTGTTTTGACGATAAGCGATGAAACGAGCTCAAGAAGCATTTTCTCGAAAGCAACGGTAGTCATTTCATCGATATCAACGGTAGGAAGATTATCAGGTAAAAAGATTGTTGGTAGGAAGAACGCATCTGTCAGATCTGATAAGGCTTGACGTGGATCGGATAAGTAGGAACATACTTCTTGGAACAAGGAATTGTAATCTACTCCCTCGGAATTGAGTCCGTATTCTAATGCCCCTAAGAAAATTTGCCCTTCAGAAGCTTGAGCTAGTTTTTCTTCTAAGGGTTTATAAAACTGATATTCATATTTTATTTGATAAAGAGTGAAATCACCTGATGTGGCGATCTGTAAAGCTTCTTCCAGTATGTCGTGATATTGTGGATTTATTCTTGCCCGGAAGATTCCGGCAACTGCATCTAGATTCTCTTCAGCAATTGCTAAAACGATATCTTCACAATCAAATGGAACCTGCTCCTTGAGACAATCAATAGCTGAAGCCACCAATGATTTGAAATCTATCTTATTAAGAACTTCGTTATACACCGTGGCGCCAGCTCCACAAGCACTGGCACCGGGGTTCTCGATCTTTTCGCTAATGTTCGCTAAGTCTCGTATAACTGCATCTCCAGTGTCTCGAAGAGCCGATGTCTGCTGATTAAAGATACCGTTCATTATCTGTACGGATCCATATATAGAATTCTCTTCACCAAGTTGCCGATTGCTTTTCGCTGAAAACTTGTCAAAGCGAGAAGCTAACTGTTCTAAAATAGTTTTGGTATTTTGCTGAGCATCTTCAAATACACTTTGAGGATCTCTACTGACAATTTGAGGGGCTGGAGATATATAACGGCTTAAGAAATCTTTCCATGGGAGTGATGATGAACTTAACAATACTATCTCTTGTAGGTAAGAGAGTAAATTCATAGTTCTTGGATTGTTGAAAGGGGATTCGAGTGCTAAGCTCGGCATTGCCTTATTTAAATATGCTACACTGCCGGACGAGCTGATTCCTATGTATATAAGATTGGAATCTTTATCCAGCCCTAGCCGAATATTGTCTTCTAAGAAATTCCTAAAATTATAATCGTTATCTAAGAAGTGGGTTCGTATTCGAGGTAGGAAATTTTCCAATTCTTTAATCTGCCGATCAATATCAAAATTCTTCACTACAAATTGAGATTCTCTAATTTTTTCATCATAGATTTTCAGAAGAGCTATTAATTTTCCTATATCTTGCTTAGTGTCTCCAATATGAAGTTCTATCTCCTTCCCTCCTGATATCACCCGAGAGAAGTCAGGCTCCGTGTTGGGAAGGTAAATTTCGCTGCCCTTATTGAATTTCGAGTCTTTACCTGGTGGATCTTCGAGCCCGTAATTTACTCTATATATCCATTCTTCTACTTCTGAGTTGTCGGCTTCCAATACATTAATGCCGTTAGCTCGAAGTATTTCAGAGATTCGTGCTCTTTTGCCTTTTTCTGTATTATCAGTAATCCGGAAGAAATCTTTATATTCCTCTGCCAGTTGATAGAGAGAGCTTTCTTTGGTTATGGGTGTCAAAATATATCTTCCCAAATCTGGTATTAAATCAAATTTAGGTGCATCGATGGTGACATAGAATAAGTTTGGGGCTCGCGGGCGTGTCGAAATGTGTACATGCTCGATGATCGTCAAATCTGAAAGAAGTTCAATGTTTCCTGGATCTACTCTTTTATTATAATATTTTAGAGTTCTTTCTTTCGCTTCTGAGATGATGTGAGGAAATGTGGATTGCTTAACAATCTTCTTCTCTGAATTTTTATCTCGGGGCAATGTTGAAGTATCAACAGATTCATCCGGAGTTAGATATATCTCTCCCTTTATTTTCTTTCCAGACTGAATTATAATAGCATATGCTACAGCTTCAGGATCATAAAAAGGCTTATTAACCGGGCGGTAAGTCCAATCTTCCACAATGGGAGGGATGACGGTGCTATACTGATCATCCGGATTTGGGGGATGGGATTCGTCTACTGTAGTTGCTTTCTTTTTCTTCGCCATTGAGTCACCCCTAGTTAGATTTGTTCCATCGGCTCAAGATAAAGTCTTGCCCGGATGGACATAGACAATTATTCTTCCAGCTAAGAACATTGTTTTTATGAAACGAAAGGGATCGCTTCGTTTCCTGTAGATGGTCTAGTGATGCCTTGCTTCCCTGTGCTACACACGAGTCCGATGGTGTTGTAGCATTACCGTAGAAGGGAGAATAGTGGAAGTGACTAGAGATAGAAGAATTAAAGTTCATTTGTGTAACCAGTAAGTGATCCACAATCGCATTAAGTTTAACTACGTGATCCGCCATCTTACCCAAAGAGTCAGTCAGTTTTTCACCCTTTACCATGGGCTCAAGTTCTGCCTCTTTATTGCCCGCGATAATATCGATACCAGTGATAGACCGTATGTCCCCTCCTTGGGAGTTTTTCTTATCTGTGCCCGTTACTATTTTGATGCCTTCCCTACCTATTATCCGGACACCATCAGCTTTGATGGCGATAGCAGATCTGGCTTTCGCCATTCCGACTCCGCCCTCTATGAGCTTAAAATTGGTATCAACATCTGTTTTTTGGCTTATGTATATTCTTGCTGCATCCTTGGTAAAATCTGGATCTACCGAGACACTTCTCGATTCATATCCTAATCTGCCGACGACGATATCCATACACCCAGCCTGGGTATCTGATGAATAGCCGCTAACTCTGCTTCTCGGTCTATCAACCGTACACACCATCTGAGCATTTGTTTTTGGGTCTGGCGGATAAACAGAATCTCTATCCGTTACTATTAATGATGGAATTTCTTCTATACTGGGGGATCCCGCAATACCTTTGCCGAGTACACCCTTTCCGTCTGGCATAGAATTTAGTTCGCTATCTAGCTCTGGATTGAATCCCTTTATCGCTTTTGATTTCATCTTTCGTCCTCTCCTATTTTAGCCCTGGGGCTCCCGCTCTCTTGATTTCTTGTCGAGCGATACCAGATCGTATCAAACTGGATGTTTTTTTAAATTCTACATGTGGTGGGTCAATACCAATAAGTTGGTTCTCTTTTTTGTTCTTATCTCCGTTCCAAGACAAGTTTGGGAACTGGTTCTTTATCAGCTTTCCTAAGTTCTGCCAGAAATCTAAAACATTCTGGTTCTCTACAATCGTCCTAGCTTCCTTGCCGTCCGCCGGCAGAAGGTTTGTTCCTATATCATATATCACCAAGTTTTTTGGTGAATTTCTTTCGTCCAATGCTTTCTCTACTATCTGTTCTATCGTCATTGAGTCACTTGATGGAGATATTACAGCTTTCTCGTTTAACATAAAATCTATTGCTAACCCGTTAACATGGGCATTGAGAAAGGGATCCTCGTTTGTGCTATAGCCACTGTGGTTTAGATACTTCTGCCTTTGTGGTGTCCTGTATGTCTCATACACAACGAACGGAAGCTGATTTTGGCGTATTGATAGGATCAGTTGGATCACCTCTTCCCTGAATGGGGAATATAAGTAGGATAAATTATTGTATCTCTTTAAATTATTATTCGCCAATTGGGCACCTCTCTCTTATTAAGAGCTCCCTTCAGCAGTCTGAGTATCTTCGCTTGTACTCGTCGAAATGCCGTTATTTCCTGTTGCCCCGCCATTCTGATTCGCATTCTTAGCAGATGTTGGCTTGGTTCGCTTCCTGCTGGCTCCTGCCGTTGTATACCAAAATCTGTTATGTAGCTCTAAGATTTCACCGTCTATGTGCCTCAAGTTCGTTTTCGGTACTTTGATTGTACATTCTTGCCCAATCTGGGGCTTCTTTGAAAGCTCTCCTTCGTATGTTCTTCGTAAATTATTTAGAGAATGGGAGGTAGTTTCTAGTTCCGACGACATAGACTCAACAGTGCTGATTCCGTCACCTTCTACCCATCTGACCTTACATCGATAAACTCCAGACGGCAAGAGTCGGTCGGGGTCGGGCTCAATCCTCTCTATAATACCTTTCTTGATATAATCGTCATCAGAGTTGATTGAGTCAACAAACTTATTCGTTATATATGATAACCACTGAACATCATTCTTCTCAAAGTTGTCTTTAATAACACTATCTTGCCTGGGGTTTAATACTCCCCATTCTATTTCAGTGTTCACTGTTGATTTCTTTTTATCAGCCATTCGATCCGTCCTCCTCGAACGATTCGAACAGCTTATCTCTATCGTCTTCCGTCAAGTCTCCGTATTCATCGTCGTCTGCCCTCTGTAACATGGCTGTTAGTTTGACTAGCTGCTCGTTGGATCTCTGAAGAGTTTCCAGATATTTAGCGGCAACTTGACCGACATCTTTGTGTCTCTCTTTGTTTTGACCAATATATTCTGAAACATCGCCCAGAAGCTCTGATGCTATAGATCGATCATTTCTTATATTATCGATAGCTTGTTCGAGATGGCTAACAAATTTACTCTTCATTTTATACGTCCCAGTCTTCCTTAAACAGCTTGTATTTCGTTCTCACTTTGTTCAAACTATTTACAATCTGCTTTGTGTTTAGACCTGTTATCTCTCTGAGATATAAATAAATAGCTTTTTTATTGAAAATTTCTATGTCTTCTGGCTCCGAAAGTATAATTCTTATTGCCTCGACGACTCTTTTTTCATTTGCTTTCACCGCTTCGCCTTCCCACACATCAAGTTCCTTGCCTAAAGAATCCCAAAACTCCTTCTTTTCTCGTCGGTCGTAGTAGTCGTTGTGAGTTACTAGATTTTTCATCTCGTCCAGATCAGCAACTTCTTCGAAGTATACCTCTCTTTTGAGCCGAATGCTATTATGCTTTACTTTATGTATAAACCAATTCTTAGTTATAACACTGAAATAGCTAAAAGCTTTCGAGCCCTTCTCTGGGTCAAACTTGTTCAAAATCGTTGTAAGCCAAATTTTACATTCGGCTTTTAGATCATCAATATTTGCTAAGTTTGTAAACTTATAGGTATAGACGATCTTATCGACCATTTCGTTGAATGCTGGACCTATCAGTTTTTCATATAATTGATCTCGTTCTTTAAGATCGGTTGTTTGAGCATATCTTACAATCGCTTCTTGATGGACTTCGGTGAAATAATCTCTCTTCTCTTTCTTATTCCGTCTCTTCCGAGTCAGTCTCTTCTTCTTCATCTATTTCCTCCCTATCCTCCAGCTCTGCTGCATTTGTTCTTGTGAATTCGCCCAAGTTTTCTTTCAGTGCTCTAGAGTGTCGGAGGAGTGAATCTAGTGTCTCATCCCCATAAAACATTTCCATTTCGTAAATTGATTCGAGGTGCTTTGTGAAGCCTTCTATCTCAATGACAACATCGTGAATACCTTCCGACAGGTTGTATAGATTCCGGAGTAATCTATAACAAAACCAAGCCATAAAGATAATAACCAATGCCAATGCTATTACTAAATAATTCATCTCTTACTTTCCATCTCTTTCTTTTGCTGAACGAGGTCATCTCTGGAATCTTCTATATAAGTATTCACTGTGTCTCCGACCTTCTTCTTGCCTTCTTTTAGCTTCATATCGAGTGGCATGGATGGAATCTTCGTCAAAATCTCCCCACATTCACAAGGTTCTGGATGTTCTTTCATCCCGTGGGTGATTTCGAAGTATTCATCACATACCTCACACTGATAGGTATATCTAGGCATTTTTTGTGGGCACCTCAAACTTAGGTGGGTTCTCTACAATTAAGTTCCCTACATCGTCTGGTGTAAAATCCATCTCGCCCAACAGTGGGACAATATCTGTTTGTTCCATTAGACATTTTTGGAGTGCCATCATCAGGGCACCAACTGCTTGATCTGAAAGTTTCATCTTAGTTTCCTCCTTAAGTCCTACCATAAGAATCTTCATAGCGAACAATATCGTCTTCGCCAAAATATTCACCGGTCTGAACTTCTATAAAAATCAGTTCTTCTTTACCACAGTTTTCTATCCTGTGCTTTTCATTTTTCTCTATTATGATATGATCTCCTGCCGTCGCGGAGCCCAGTCCAAACTCGCCCTTTTGATAGAGGGCTGCTCCTTGTACTATAATCCAGGTCTCTCTTCTCTGAGAGTGTGACTGTAAGCTTAGTCGCTGCCTTGGGTTGACGACTATCCTCTTTACTTTGCAGATATCGCCGGAATACAAAACTTCATACATTCCCCATGGGCGATGGTCTATTTCGTTCTTTTCTGTCATCGTCAAATTGTCTCTCTCAGCGCTTTTTCGATATGCCCGTATCGTCCCTCAGAGCTGATCACCTGTTCGTAATCGGCTTCATACATATCTTTTGCTAGTGTCTTAAAGCTATGCTCTGGTGTCCAAGAAAGTTCCTTTCGAGCCTTTGTACTATCACCTAGCAGATAAGGCACTTCGTGTGGTCTAAACAGTCTAGCATCTATTTTTAGATATTTATATGGGTCAAGCCCAGCACAATCGAAAACTTCCTCCAAGAACTCTTTGACTGAATGAGTCTCCCCAGTAGAGATGACATAATCAGACGGAGATTCTTTTTGTAACATTTTCCACATTGCCAGGACATAATCTTTAGCATGACCCCAGTCTCGTTTAGCATCCAGGTTTCCTAGACATAGCTGATCTTGTAGTCCAAGCTTTATCCGGGCTGCTGCCAAGGTTATCTTTCGAGTAACAAAGGTTTCTCCTCGCCGAGGTGATTCGTGATTAAACAGAATTCCACTAGAGGCATGGATGCCATAGGACTCTCTGTAATTCCTGACAATGTTGTGGGCGAACACTTTAGCACAGGCATAAGGAGAAGCCGGCATAAGCCTTGAGGTTTCGTTAAAAGGGTAGTCTGGATTATCACCGTACATCTCTGATGACGAAGCTTGATAAAACTTTATCTTATCACAGAGATTCATATTTCTTATCGCCTCAAGAATCTTAAGAGGTCCAATAGCCACTCCGCTAACTGTGTGCTCAGGCATATCAAAAGACACTCTTACATGAGACTGTGCAGCAAGGTTGTAAATCTCGTCGGGCTCGTATTTATTTATTAGTTTGTAGATACAGCCCGAATCCTCAAGATCGTAATATTCCAGGATTAGGTTTTCGTGGGAAAAGATATGGTCTATCCTTGCCGTATTTATCAAGGAGGTTCTTCTTTTTAAGCCGATCACTCTGTAACCCTTAGATAAGAGCAGTTCTGCTAAGTAGGAGCCGTCCTGTCCAGTAACTCCCGTTATAATCGCCGTTTTCACTTAACACCCCTTACATTTGGATAGTTCATTATAAACCAATCACAGGTGTTTTTTAAGCCCTCTTTTAGGGGAGTGTATCTATTCTTATCCCAGCCCAAGTCAATCAGTTTCGTGTTGTCGCTTGGCTTCCTATGTTGTCCAGATGGCATATCTGTATTCCAGACTATTTCTCCACTGTAATCCAACTGCTTACAAATAAGCTTCGCCACATCTGCTATTGAGTGCTCTTCTGTATTCCCAATGTTTATCGGCTCTTTATCGTCGTAATTGTCGAGCAAGAAAAGAAGTATCTCTGCTATGTCTTTCGAATATGTGAACTCTCTAACTGGAGTTCCGTTGCCCCACACTTCAACAGACGAGTTGTTTGACAGTTTTGCTTCCCAAATCTTACGAACCAAGGCAGGTACAACATGGCTGTTATTAAGATCAAAATTGTCGTGCCCTCCGTACAAATTATTCGGCACAGCACATATAAAGTTGGAACCATATTGCTGTCTGTAAGCTCTACTCTGTATCTCGATCATTCTCTTGGAATAAGCATAGCCAAAATTAGAAAAATGAGGCTCCCCTTCGTGAAGTTGCTCTTCTGTAATCGGATATCTGACTTTATCTGGATATATACATGTTGATAATAGAGAGACAGCCTTCTTTACTCCGAATAAGTGAGAAGCATTTAACACGTTTGTATTTATGAGGATATTGTCCGAGTAGTAGTCGGCAACATAATCAGTGTTGCCCTTTACTCCTCCAACTTTGGCAGCCAAATGGATCACGGCATTTGGACTATGCTTATCCATCATCCTTTTGGCTTCTGAGGGATCTCTAAGATCAAAATCTTTGGAAGAGTGGAAGACCATGTTGGGAAGAGTCTTCCTAAGAGCAGTGCCCACCATCCCAGTTCCGCCAGTAATTAAAATTTTCTTATACTTCATGAACTACCTCTGGCTTTGTACTTTTATTGCCAAAGATTTAATTGACTCAACGATGTGATCCAGCTCTTTCTTACTTAACTCTGGAAAAGAAGGAAGTATGATACATTCCCTATTTAGAATCTCAGCATTAGTCTCAGTGCCCTTCGCCACAAGACTAGAAGCCTTAATGTGGTCGTGCTTCGAAGACGGGTAAAACATTGGTCTAGTCTCTATGCCTCTTTCGCATAAAAATCTGGAAGAATCTTCGTACCCGCTTGAGCCGTGAATTCTGACAGAAAACATCCAATTAGAGTGAGCCGTGCCCTCCTCTTGCCTTTGAAGGGAAACTCCATCGACAGAAGACAGACCTTCTCTGTAAAAATTGAAAAGTCCCGATTTCATTTCCAATATCTCTGATATTATTTCTAGCTGACCTGCTAGTATTGCAGCTTGAACATTGGTCATCCTATAATTGTAACCAAGATGGCTGTGTACATACCTTTCTTTGCTTTGACCCTGACCTTGTATACATTTCAAATATTCGTAAGTATCTTCGTCAGCAACCACAACGGCTCCGCCCTCGCCAGATGTGATTGTCTTGTTCCCAAAAAAAGATAGGGAAGAGGCAAGAGATTTTGTGCCAGATTTGTTACCTTCGTACTCGCCAGAAAGACCTTCACAGTTGTCTTCGACACAGACAACTCCTGGATTTTCTCTCATAAACTTGGGAACATTCACTATATTCCCAAGATTGTGGACAAAGCAGACTGCCACATCAGCATCTAGAGGGGGGCAACTTTCCAGATCAATATTCCATGTTGATAAGTTCGGCTCGCTCAGGGCAATATCGAACTCCTTATCATAAAGAAAAGAATTCCAAGCAGCAACATAAACATTGTTTGGTAAAATGATCTTATTAACATTTGGATGTTTATACACTAGTGCCTTTGAGACAAGATGTGTTGCACTCGTCCCGTTATTTACTAGCTGAACATAGCTGGTGCCAAGATATTCTGATAGTAGTTCTGTTGCTTTTTCTAAAAATTTCCCAGAAGAAGAGATCCAAGTTGAATCAATCGCTTCATGGGCATATCTTAAAGAATTGCTTGGAAGGTACGGCTTGTAGATTGGTATCATCTTTCTGCCAAAATCCATTTCCTTGGAAGAGGCTTGGAGTCTAGAACAGATATATTCTTAAACCCGCCTTCTTTGAATGTCTCTACAATCTTGTCGGCTGAGATTATCTGACCAGTTGTATCGTTTGGTATATGCTCCACCATAATCCACTTTTCGGCACAAGACATCCACTCTCGAATGATATCCTCCACCGAGGTGCCTCGTCCATGAACATGGTGTAGTAGGGCTGGGGCTATGACTGCTTCTGATTTGAGTCTTTTTCCGAAAGATTCATATACCCCGTTTAAGCCCCACTCTTTCACATTAAGTAAATCAATGAAGCCGAAACTACAATCTGTATCAAGGAAGTCAGCTTTTTTATTCGCTGATGAAATCATCTCATGACTATAATCTAAACCAACTGTCTTAGTACCAAAGGATGAAGCGTAAAAGCTATACAGCCCGTAAGAACATCCCAAATCTAGCAGTGTTTCGGGCTTTTTACTCTCCAGCACTTTACACAGGTTTGGTCTATTTCTCGGAGCGTAAGCAGTCAATCCCTCCAATGTGTCGGGCATGTCTCTCTGTGTAGGGTATGTGTCCCAACGAATATGTTTCTGCTTTATGTCAATTTTCGATACGACATCTCTTGTTTTGTCTATGAGAATATTTACATCTTTTATCTCTAAGCCGATGCCATGCCTTATTTTCTCTAGCTCGTAAAGAATGTAGTCATGGTTATTCATCCACTTAGATGGCTGATACCCTTCTGGTATGTGATGGCTTGTTTTTTCCGACAATGTAGAGACTATAGTTTCATAAATCGCCAGCAAATTGGATCCTCTTCTGAAATCTCCCAAGTCTATCAAAAAGGGCTTTCCCTTGCTTAGACTGATATTCCACAGGTGAGAAACCATATGAACATTGCTTTCCGCTAAATACTTAGAAATATCACACAGAAACAATAATGATTGTTTGATGTCGAAAAAGGACATTTCAGTCCAATAGACAACATGCTCTAGATACTCAACTTCTACCGTCTTAAACTTTTCGTCGCTCTTTATCAAGCCATCGTCAGAAGAGACATTCTTCTCCATTATTCTTGGCCAAAACAATCCCTCTCGCTCTTTGAACATCTCAGATGTCACTATATCGTATGATGGCTTGTTCAATACTCTGTATGCTTTCTTATTCTCGTCGTCCAAGACAACGTACCCACACTCTCTCACTATACATGCTCTAGGTATTCTCATTTCTACATTCTCCTCCATCCTGCGTTCATTGGTGTATCAATCAATTCTGGGCAGAATTGTCTTTTGTAATTTATATCGTTATTCTGTAATATCAGTTCATATCCATAAGATGAAAGATGTTCATTGATCATATCCCAAACTTTTATATTGTTTGATTTTAGATGCGGCTCCAAGTAATAATACATAAATGTTGTTTCCGCCATTATAAATTCTGGCTTAAAATCGGAAAAATCAGTTGACATAATAATTTCAGCATCACATCCTTCTGTATCAATCATTAGTAGATCTACAGGCGGTTTTTTTACTGATAACCAAAAATCATACAGCGAAATCGATGGAACGGAAACAGTTTTGGAAATCGCTCTTCTAATCCCCGAATCTTGACCAGATGCTCTGTTTTTAAAGATACTGGATACTCCGCTATTCTCAGTTGCCTCAATATAGAAATCAACGCTACCTTTTGTTGCCATGACAGCATAGTTGAATGTTCTTACCTCTGGTAGGTTTTCATATGTTTTTTTTAAAGAATAATTTGCAATTTCTGGGTTTGCCTCCACACAAAAGCCTGTCCAACCATCCTTGGTTGCCAGACGAAAACAATGATCTTTTCCGTCTCTACTCCCTATCTCGATAAAGCGACCGCCATTAGGTAGCTGCTTATAGAGTTCTCCAAATAATAAATTTTCATTACCGTGTATCATAACTTGCCTCAGTATGTTTTATGTTTTCTCTGAATAAACTTGCCGTCGTCCAATTCGCTTCCTTTCAGGAGAGCCTTAAGCATCTCAACAATTTTTTCGTCTATTTCATCAATCAATTGATTTCTCTGTACATTCAAGTCACAACACTTTTTGATCGACTCAAAAAGATCCTTTCTTTTCTGTCTGGAATCTGTGTGCTTTGCTTCGAATTCATCGAAAGTTAATCTCCTTACCTCATATAGAAATTCTTGGTTATTCCACATCTTCATGTCAATAGTGACAAGTTTATCAACTAATCCACCTAAAGTATCTGCCATTTTATTTGTCTCCTAAAGTTTTTATAATATCTGAGTTTATCAGAGTATATTCTCTGTTTCTAATTCTAACGACTGCCCCGGCATGGGGCGGGCACCAGAAAGCCCTTATCTTCTTTTCAATAGTTTCTTCCGAATCACTCGCACTAATCATTCTCATCTCATTCATCATCTTTTTCGAATAATATGAGCCTCCTGCATTATCAACTAGCTTAAACTTTCTCCCTTCAACAATGTCGTTTGTAACTTCGTTTAGTAACTCTAGCAGGTGAAGCCTACTCTTCTCCCTTAGAGAATATGCAGTTTCGTTACTAATTTGAAAAGAATTAGTCTTTATAATAGGGCCCGAATCAAATTCTTCTTCCATCATATGAGCTGTCGTTCCCCATTCTTCTTCATCGTTCAAAATTCCAAAATTATAAACAGAAAATCCCTTATAAGAAGGTAATGGAGCCGGGTGAAAATTTATATTCCCTTTCTTGGCAGCTAGCAGATTTTTGCTACTGACTTTTTTATGATAACAGAATGAAATCAAATAATCAATATCTAAATGAGATATTTCTAACTCTTTTTTTCCAAAATTCCTGTACACAATGTTCAGATTTTTATGTTCTAAAGTCCTTAGTCCAGCTAATCCAAAATAGTTGTCGCTCGATAAGAATGCGATATTTAACTTCTTTGCTTCATACATTTGAGCCCCTATTAGACAACAAGCCAGTCAGAAACAATACCATCATCACCCAAATCTACGTTTCTTATTGATTTGTGTAGAAATTTTTTTTTGACTTGTATTTTTTTATCAATACAGTCCAACAAACAGAAAAAACTACTTGACATACAGTGTACTTCTTCTGCAGCCTCCAGAACACCAAGCATACTAAAGAAACTTTCAGATGGATCATTTTTTAAAATCATATAAGGGCTTTGTACATCTATAGTATGCCCTCTGCTTGGATCATCGTGAACGAAGAAGAACTTTTGCCCATAAGGATTTAGCTTCTTTAATACCCTCTGCTCTTCACTCTCGTCCCTATCGATATGGAACTTTTCATTCCTATATTGCCATGGAACATTAGCAATGTGATAGAAGGATTCTCCAGGACCATACCTTAGAGATTTAAAGTATGGTATGTTTTTAAAATAGTTTTGATGACCTGGGATGATAATCTCTCCCTTATAATCCTTAAGGAATCTGGAGACCTCTTCCTTCTCATTGTTGCCATCAATTTTATTTACGATTATTCTATCGTCGTCTCTATACATGAAGCTACAAGCCTCATGGTAAGACTCTTTAGCAAATATATCAACGATTTCGTATTTTTCAGCAAAATGGCGGACCATGCCGTTACATTCTATTGCATCGCCCATACCAAGATGATGATAAATGGCTATTTTGTTCATTTCCCTAAAACCGCCCTTAAAGCATCAAGATGTTCCCTCACTGTCTCTTCGTTCTCATCAAAAACTTGACCAATAAATTCTACGTCGCCACGAGGGGCAGGAAATGGTTGAGCCTTGAAATCATCGTGTATTAGACAATTATTTTTTATCTCAGGATAGATAATATCTCTAAGAAAATTTTGATCCGAGTGATAAGTATTTGTCTTGTCCCAGCCTGCTATCTTTTTTTTCATATTCTGTACGACGTTCGACTTTATTCCCCACATGCCAGCCAATATAGGATGGGTATAGTGCCATGGATGGTCTTTCATAATATGGAAGCCGCTATCGCTAGATAGCCACTGATCGACAGCAGCCTTCTCTCTGATGCTTAGCCTGGAATCTGAATCTCTGGAAATAAGAACTTCCACGTCATCGTCATCTATATCGCCAAATCGGTAAAAAGAAGATTTCCAATCCCCAAGCTCATTCGTCATCACAATCTGCACGTTCTCAAGCTTAGAAAGTTCGTCAATTACAAAAAATGGCACCAACGAATCGACGTAAAACCTACAAACCCAATCAGGGTAAACTAATTGGGCTAGTTCGGCATTCCTGATGGCGCCGGATAAGTATTTTAAATCAACGCCCCATACAGAAAAAGCTATCAATTTCATGGAACTGTTGAATCCTTATACTTGTTAAAGATTTCTTGCTCCTCTTTTCGCTTCCATTCGAAGTTATCTGGGTTTGTAGACATCCCCTTCGGATTGAAGTAGTAAAGCCCAAGCGTCTCGTGTATCTTTTTGAACACGCTTCCTTTTGAAGCCATTCGGAGGAACATCTCCCAATCGCCGGCTGATTTATATTTAGAGTCAAATACGCCTGCTATCTCATGAGCAGATTTTCTCCACATGGGATTGTTATGGGGCATATTCATCTTTTTAAGATTTTCAAATGAGAAATCAGGAAAACTATATTTTCTTCCGGATGAGCTATTCTGCTCAAATGTCTCGTTTGGCTTGTCGGTGATTAGGGAGTCGGCATAGACTAAATCAACATCAGAGTTCAATACGAGTTCTGTAGCATGTTTTTCAATAGAGTTGACTGACTTTCTATCATCCAAATTTGCGTTTGTGATGAACTCTCCTGTTGCCTTTTCCAGTGCATAATTCCAAGTACCATAAATCCCAGGATCTTCATCCAGCTCATAATATTTGATATTATCAGGAAACTTCTTGATATATTTATCTATAATCTTTTTCTCGTTTCCGGGTGAAGCTGGATTTACCAATACTAATTCACAGTTACTTTCGAAGATTGTCTGTCTGGTAACATCCTCTAGAAATTGCTCTATATACTCGTCTCCATCGAATACGGAAGTCAAGAGAGAAATCTTTGGAATTTCAGATTTATCGAGGGCAATTATTTCTTCGCCATTAACAATGGTAGCAATTTTTTTATAGATGTCTTTCTCGTTAAACTTTTCTATAATGTGTTTTGCTAACTTCTTTGCTTCAGACTTTTTAGGTCCATAGTTTTTATATACCTCCCGAAGAGCTCCCTTAAAGGAAACAGCTTTCGGGTGACACCATTGACTATCAGCCTGCAATACACCATTCCATACCGCTGAGGGCTGAACTGGTGCTATATCATAATCAACTTTTGTAAAATGAGCTTTACTCTTGACCTTTCCTTTTTTATCTTTTTTCTCGGCATACAAAAAGTCCACATGCCCACTCCAGTTAGGAGCAATTACAGGTATACCGTTATACACTGCTTCAAACAGAGGAAGCCCAAAGCCTTCTCCGTGGGTAGCTGTAACAATGGATTTTACCTTTGGATGGGTGTATAATCCAGACATTTCTTCTTCTGTCAAGTTGCCGTGGAGAAGGTGAACCTTACATTTCCTGTCTTGATATCCAGCCAGTAATTTTTCTATGCTCTCTTTACAGTTATTTCTGTCTGCAACATTATTTCGCCTTTTACTGGTTTTTACTATTAATCCGACTTCTTCATCTTTAAACTCTTCAACAAACCATTTTATTGTATTCTCCAAGTTCTTTCTTGGACCCCACTGTGCTATTGTAAGAAAATTAAAATCACTATCTAAATCCAACTTCAGCTTAGATGGCTTCGTGTCCTTGACTGGATAATGGACTACTTCTACGGGAGTTTGGTTTTTGAAAACTCCTTCTTCGCCAGTTTCGTCGTTCTTTGCCACATATTGAGTGTTATCGAACCCGTATTTAGCGTGTTCAGACGGAACTATGATCTTGTCCATAGCCATACTCTTCTCAATCCATTGCGGGGCTATCTTCGTCGTCTCTATACCTGCTGTGACACCAATATTAATAGGGGCAAGCTTCTTCCACTCATTGGGGATTGTTACTTGTATTGTTATATCTACATTGCCCTGACTCTGCTTAAGCGCTGCTGTCTTGAAGCCAAGTCCATCAATCCATTTCCTCTCTTCATCGTCAGCAATCGTGTGACCGGTCTGCCCCCAATTTATGTTTTCAAAGTAAATATCGAAATGCTCCTCGTGGGCTCTGAGGGCACGAAGAATCAATCGGGCATGTTCTCCGTATCCGCTTGATGTTAGCGCTGGTCCAATTACTAAAACTTTCTTTTTCATATGGTTAACATCTCCCATTTATTATAATTCTTTCTTGTATCCCAAGAGCCACATCTTTCGTGGATATCCGTCAATAGGGTATCCCACTGCTCTAATGTTTCCTCAAAATTATAATTTTCTTCCAAATGCTTTCTTCCTAGTTCGCCAAGCTCTTCTCGCTCTTCGTTGGTTTTATTGTACATCTCTTTGAGAGCCGATATGAAGCCTTCTCGGCTTATCCTATCCTCATAGATGAATGGGACAGCCTGAGAGCCTATAATCGCCTTAGAAGCCGGCTCAATGCCTATTCCGAACCACTTTTCTCCATCGGTAACTTGCTCTTGTAGCCCGCCCGTCATAGAAACAATGATAGGTGTACCGGCTGCCAGTGATTCAAAAGTGGACAGTCCGAAGCCTTCGGCATCCGATATCCCACAAGTAACATCTGCCGCGTTATAGAAAATATTCAACTCTGGGGGTGGTAGTTTCTTTGTCGAAAACATCACTTCGCCATTAGTAAGACCGAGCTCTGTAATTATCTTCTCTAAGTCCTGCCCGTGGTTATCTTTAGGATCCGTGTGCATAAGCAATCGAGCTTTATCATGTCCAACTTCATCTAGAAAATCTTTAAACCACCAAATCAAGCTTCCGGACATCTTTCGACGAGCATTTCTACTATTCCAAAAGACAAGAAATCTATCATCAAGCCCTGATTGTTTTTTAAATTTCTCTATGATATCTTTGGGTAGTTTCTTGAAGACATCTGGATTTGCCACATGGGGGATTCGATGGCATTCTGTATCTGGCGAGACGGTTCTCACAATATCGTCTGTAACTTTAGATATTGTACATATTACATCAGTGCTAGCATAATAATTTTTATTAAAATAAGGATATGGCTTGTTATCCCACACATGGTAATAGATCATCGGCACTTTTGATCTGATTTCGTCTTCCATATCCCAGAGCCAGGTAAAGAACCTAGGATCTGTCATAAACCATATCATGTCTGGCTTGTGATCTCTAAGAACTGCCCTAACAAGGTTCTGATCTCCATAGCCGTCAACAGGAAGAACTATCCAGTCGTCGCCATGCTCTTTTGTTTTCTGGGGTTTGTATTGCTCATGCTTCACTGCTCCGCCCAATGAGATTACGGAATATTTGCCCGTATGGAGGAGCTTCTCTAGGATGTATCTAGTTTGAGTACCTACTCCAGATGGCGAAAATGGATGATCGCTTATTGTTAGAATTTTGATTTTTTTGTCTGTCAATTTATCCCTCGCAAAGGTTTCGCCAAAGAGAGCAACTACGGCAAGATGTTTTTTTCTTGATATGGTTGCCGTTCTCAATATTGTGAATCGCGGTGTTCAGTAGCTTGAGGGCATTGCCCGTCTTCTTCTGACCGCTCGAAACCCTAATAGCTTCAACAATATTTTTCTTGGCTGTTCTCTTCAAGAGTATAAAGTATGTCTCTATTTTTTTTAAGTCGATACCGTATTTTTTTGCAAAAAAGTTTTTATAATAGGTCAACTGATATGTTGTCATTGGATCTGTCTTTTTTTGCCAATTCCATCCCCAAGAGCATGTCTTCCAGTCGATGATATGAAATTTCCCATCGCTCGTCTTTATGACGAGATCCACAAAGCCCTTGTATTTAATCTCGCTTTCTTCTTGCCCCTCGATTGGCTCATCGAGTGATTCTTCGATAGAAACAAGTTCATAATTACCAAACCTTGCCTTCATAAACGGAATAACATGAGGAAAGAGGCTCTCCCCTTGTTTCACCATATCTTTAAAGTCTTTCGATTCGGTGTCTACTCCAACACTTTCTGCTTCAGAATGGAAGATGGAAATAAATTGGCTCTCCACTTCCTTGACCACATATTCTATATCCTTGTGATTCTTTTTAGATATCAGAAGCTCCAAAGAAGAATGGACAGCCTTTCCAAAAGCGGTATGGATGTTTCCCTCAAACTTATATAGCTTATCAATTCGAGTAAGCTTATAGTAGTGAGGGCAAAAGTCCCAGTCTTTTACGCCGCTAAAGGATAGATATTCAGTTATATGGAGATTTTCTTTTTTATTCTTCTTGTTGTTGAGAATATTCACTGTACACTTTCTTTCTCTTTTTGTTCTTCTTTGACTTCTTAGTCTCTTTAGTGCTGGATTCTTCTGTTTCTGCCGAGTAGGCAGTCTGCTCATCAGTCGTGGTTTCAGAAGTATCTTCTACCACTTCTTCTTTCTTTGGCTTCGGCGCCTTATGCACGGAAATGCTTTCTTTCTTTTGAAAGCTAAAAGTTCCTGAGAGTCTCGGGTTCTTTCCTCGATTTGTTAGCGTTTGTTGCTTTAGACATGAAACAACCTCTATGCCGTTAGCTGATAAATAATCCAGCACATCATCGACCACAACGGATGAAGGGTTTCTGTTTAGGCGCTTTGGATCTGCAGCCGGAACTTCCACCTCAACATTGATAATGTTTCCCTCTGTTTTTATATTAAAAGTTGCCATATGTTTTTTCCTCCGATTTCTTTACGAGTTTGTTAATTTTATCATATACCTTTGGGCTAATAATTTTAACATCTTTCATGTTGCCCAAAAAATAATCCTCAAAAGAGTTGGCGAAATATTCTCTTAAAGAAGTGGCTCCATATGGTGAAGAAAACATATTACTTGTTAGTTGAGCCATCAATGGATATCCCACTTCTTTATAAAAATAATTATCAAGCTCGGAAGAGTATTCCGAATCTGTAAATAACTCTATAGATGGTATATCATAACCTATTGACTTCAGCTTGTCAAGTAGTTTTATCCTTTTTTTCACGAATTCACCCTCAAGTTCCCTATCCCCGTAGATTTCAAGGGAATTCTGCTCTTCAACAGCATGGGCAACCTCGTGGACAATGTTCCTGAGAAGCTCTTCTTTGCCGAAAACATAGGATGGAACGATGTATATTGCCCCATCCTGATAGACGGAATCGACCTCCCTCTTTTTGAGGGAGTCGAATTCGCCGACATATACAGAATCTATATTATCCAAGAAAGATGTCGGCAAAATAGAAGATATCTTTTGTAATATTGAGTCTATCTCTATTTCTGGGGGTAAATCTTTTTTATTATATACATCTATTCTGTTTTCCCACAGAAAATGTACCGACTTCATTCTTTCATTAGATTCCCGTAAGAAGCTCATTTTGAAAGAGCCTCTTTTTCTGCTTCTTCGCTACTGTCATAGTTATCTACATCAGTCATCGCTTGTTGGTATCCTCGTAACCAGTTCTCCTTAGCTACTACATAAAGGAACTCTGGAAACTCGGAAGCGAGTGTTTCAATAACCATCTCTACCGTAACCTCTCCATTATCTGGAGTGTATACTTTTCCAACATAGTCTACCAACATATGTTTGAGTGGTCCCTCTGATGGCTGTACAGCCATCTTTGATTCATTGGTATTCTCATCAGTAGCCAAGGCTTCTGCTGTTTGTTCTTTATTTTTCATTTTTTTCTCCTATAATATTTTTGATGCTAGTGTTGCAACAAGGGATCGTTCACCAGTCAATAAGGTAACATGTCCAGATAAATTGTAGGGCTTAAATTTCTCAACAGCATAGGCTAGCCCATTGGAAGTCTCATCAACATAAGCATTATCTATCTGTTCGACATCTCCTGTAAGAATTATTTTGGTTCCCTCTCCAACTCTTGTTATTATAGTCTTTAATTCATGAGATGTCAAGTTCTGAGCTTCATCAATTATTATGTAAGAGTTTGCTATGGATCTGCCTCTGATATATGTTAGCGCTTCAACTTGGATCTTACCTGTTTCGATATACATATCGAGTGTCTCTTTTTCGTTGCCCATTAGGAATTCCAAGTTATCTTGTATTGGTGCTAGCCATGGTGCCATCTTTTCCTCTATTGTGCCTGGGAGGAAGCCTATATCTCTCCCCATTGGCTCAACCGGACGGGACACCACCATTCTATCATAATGTTTGCTTTCGCCTATTGTTTGCTCTAGTCCCGCTGCAATTGCTAGCAGGGTTTTTCCGCAACCTGCTTTTCCTACTAGGGTTATTATCGGAATAGATGGATCCAGCAACAAATCTAGTGCATAGCTCTGTTCCTTGTTTTTTGGTCTAACTCCCCATACATTGCTGTTGTTACTGTTTATATTTCTTATCGGAGCGAGCGGAGAGCCCTTTTCAACGAATCTCGCGAGGGCTGTTGATTTTTCATTTATATTTGATGATAACATAATGAACTCATTAGGCTGAAGGTTTTCTGAAGCTTTTTCTTCTAAGACGAAATCATCTCCAGAATAAAATTGATCAATCTCTTCCTGAGCTATCGAAACCTCTTTAAACCCTGAGAAAAGCTCATCTGTGTCTTCAACTACTTTATCAGGATTGAAATCTTCGGTTTTAATATCTAGAGAGTCGCCTATCACTCTAAGGTTTATATCTCTGGTAACAAGAACAGTGTTGTCTCTGCCCACGGAGGCACATACCTTGAGGACAGTGCCGACGATGATGTGATCTGGAATGTTTTTATCTAGATCTGGCGGCAAGTCTTCTACTTGGTTGACACTCACCGTTTTGAGTATGCCCTTGTTCTCGTCAATTTTAACACCCCTAGAGAGATTACCTTTTTCTCTCAAGGCATCAAATGTTCTTATTATTTTTCTAGAATTGGCGCCGACACCATCTTGCCTTTTTTTGTGCTTGTCTATTTCCTCAAGCACTTTCAAGGGCACTATGATATCATTTTCTCCAAAATGATAGATTGCATTTGCGTCATGTAGATAAACACTTGTATCGAGAATATAAGTGATTTTATTCATAAAAATCCTGTGGATCTAGAGATAAATAGTATCTTTCAGGTATTTTAGTATTTCTCAAAGATAGATACTTTATGTTTAACATTAAAAATAACCTCAAAAATTTATCGATATTCGCTCTACTTCTTCCTCTGGCTATTAGCTGCACGGCTAGTAAAAGCACCGTCGAGGGCTTAAGTGCCTCCTCTTCTTGTACCACTGGGGTTGGAGAAGACTTTCCTCTTGCTGGAATTTACAATTCCACAGTATTCGTAGAGGGAGTCGTCGTTGATAAGCAAACAAAGAAAGCTTACACCGGATATACCGGCTCTGGGGGTATAATCTGGCAAGATAAGGACAGCACTGTGGTATTGACTGCTGCTCATGTCTGTGATGTGTCGAGCCTGATTGAGGCTATTAAAGGTCAGGTGCCGAATCCGGATGATGTAAGACACTTCTTGAAAGTATCTGATCGGAAGAATAGAGTCTATTCCGCCATCTCATATGTTTCGGCAACAAAGTTTGATGCCTGTTTAATCCAAGTGAGCAAAATTGAAGGAGCTAGAGCTCTCGTGCTTTCTGGCGAAGACCCAGTTTTAGGAGAAATCGTTTATAATGTCGCTTCGCCACTTAGCCTTTATTCTAGCGAAGGTTCGCCTATGTTCAAGGGGTATTTCAGCGGCAACTTCAAATTTGTTAATGTTCCAGAAGAAAAGCACTCCTTATTCTCTCTTCCTGCCGCACCAGGTAGTTCTGGTTCTCTTTTATTAAATAAGAATATGGAAGTCATCGGTGTCGTTTCTGCTGTGTATACAAGGTTTCACCATCTAACAATCTCGCCGACACTGAAGCAAGTAAAAGATCTTATGGCTGGTAATACTCCCCATAAAGTGAAAGTGTTCATGGACTTCACTCCTCAAATAGTTGTTGAAGAGAAAGTATTCCTTTGGGGAACAGAAGTTCCAGAGTGGGATATCCTTGAGGAAGAAGAAGCCGAGAGATGGAAAATCAGAGAATAGTTTAGTGTACTATTTTTAATTTTTCGTTCTCGTCACTAAGTCTTTCGTTTTCCAATACCAAATATTCTATCTGATCTTTGTTAGCTAAAGAGTCGCTTACAAGCTCTTGGATGATATCATTGTTAGCATCTATCTCTTCTAACATTTGTTCTGATATCTTTATTAGCGACGGTGCGATCCTTAAAATATTCCTCATAACATTCAAGTTCTCGTCTGTAGTCTTGATGTATGTCATTCTCCTCCCTTAGAGTATCCATCCTTATACCATCCGGTACCTTTGAGTTGGAAGGAAGAAAGTCCTATAATCCTCTTCAAAGAGTTCTCCCCATTACACCCCTCACAGTCCGTGAGAGGCTCTTCAGTGCTTTTTTGTAGCTCTTCCTTTACCACGGAGCATTCTTGGCACTCGTAAACATAAATGGGCATTAAAATTGCTCCTCTTCAGTGGATTCTTTGAGTGCCAAAGTCGATACTTCATCGCCGCTGATAGTCTTCGATACTAAATCAAAATACCCAGCTCCGACTTCTCGCTGATGCTTGACGGCAGTATAGCCGAGAGAAGCATTGGAAAACTCTCTTTCCTGAAGTTCAGAATAAGCTTCCATTCCGGTATCTTTGTATCCTACAGAAAGCTCAAACATACTATTATTCAAAGTGTGGAATCCTGCTAATGTAACAAACTGAAATTTGTATCCCATAGCTCCGAGCTCATTTTGGAATTTTCTTATTGTCTTCTCATCAAGATGTTTTCTCCAATTGAACGAGGGAGAACAATTGTAGGCTAGCATTTTGTCCGGAAATTCTTTTTTTACCGCTTCAGAAAACTTCTTTGCCTGCTCCAAATCTGGCTTGGATGTTTCACACCAAATCATATCAGCATATGGTGCATATGCCAAGGCTCGGGCTATAGCTGGTTCTATACCATCTTTGATCCGGAAGAAACCCTCTGCCGTCCGCTCTTTCGATAGAATAAATGGGTGATCCCTTTCATCGATATCAGATGTTAATAGCTTGGCTGAATCGGCGTCAGTTCGTGCTACTAACACTGTCGGAACATCCGATACATCTGATGCTAATCTGGCGGCAATCAAAGTCTTGATAAACTGACCGGTGGGAATAAGAACCTTACCTCCCATATGCCCACACTTCTTTGCTGATGAAAGTTGATCTTCGAAATGAACTCCGGCTGCTCCAGCCTCAATCATAGATTTCATAAGCTCGTAAGCATTTAGAGGTCCGCCGAAACCTGCTTCGGCATCGGCTACGATAGGGGCAAACCAATCTTTATCAGATATATCCTCTGCTGAGTCTACCTGATCGGCTCGCTGTAGAGCATTATTTATTTTTTTTACCACCAAGGGCACACTTCTAGCTGAATATAAACTTTGGTCTGGATACATAGTGCCGTCCAAGTTTCCGTCGGCTGCCACTTGCCAACCACTACAGTATATTGCCTTTAATCCGCCTCTCACTTGCTGTACAGCTTGGTTACCGGTGACAGCACCGAGTGCATTGATATATTTCTCCTCGCTGAGAAGCTTCCTTAGCTTTTCTGCCCCGTTTCGAGCCAAAGTATGTTCCACTCTTACGGAACCTCTCAATTTTTTGACATCTTCGTCGGTATATGGTCTCTTTATTTCATTGCTCATTTTTTGCTCCTATAAATGTTTGTAACAGACTGTTGTTAAGAACTCATCTAGATTATCAGATAAACATAAATTCTTAAAGATTTTCTTAGCTAAATAATTCTCGTGGGAATCTTCTATCTCTTCATTTAATATTTTAGTGAAGTATTCTTCCCCACATATTTTCCCATTTGTTAACTCTGCTTTATTTTTTACCCATTGCCAAAGCTGAGTTCTTGATATCTCTGCTGTCGCGGCATCCTCCATAAGATTGTTTATGGGCACACACCCCTTGCCATCGAGCCAACTGTTCAGATATGTAAATCCAATATTAATATTTTTTCGAAAGCATTCTTCTGTACAATCACCATCCGGTATCTTAAGAAGATCTTCTCGGGTCACGGAAGTTTCCACTTCCCTATCTATTTGGTTTTTCCCTTTCATATGTAAATCAAAAACTTCTTTCGCTATAGCTATTAATCCTGGGTGGGCAACCCATGTGCCGTCGTGTCCATTTATCACTTCTCTTTCTTTATCTTCTTTGACTTTTTCTAAGGCTGCTTCGTTTGCCTCTGGATTATTCTTAATTGGTATTTGTGCTGCCATTCCGCCCATAGCATGGCTGCCTCTCTTATGACAGGTATGAACTAGGAGATTTGTGTATGAGCTCATAAAGTGCCTTGACATGGTTAGCTGGTCTCTGTCTGGTAATGTTTCTGATGATAGGTTTTTCATAAAACTGAAAATATAATCCCATCTTCCACAATTAAGTCCAGCAGAATACTCTCTCAGCTCATAAAGCACTTCATCCATTTGAAATGCTAGTGGCAGAGTCTCAACTAATACTGTGGCTTTTATTGTTCCTTTCTGGATACTAAAATATTCTTCTGTAAAAGCAAATATCTCTGCCCAGACTCTCGCCTCTAAATAACTTTCTAGTTTTGGTAGGTAAAAGCAAGGCGGTTCTCCTCTATCAACCATTTCTCTTATGTTTAGAGATACGAATACTCCATAATCAAAGAGTGCCGCTCGGATTGGAACACCATCATAATTTAAAAAGTTTTTTTCTTGTAGATGTAGCCCTCTTGGTCTTACAAAGAGAGTTGCTGGGCTTTTATTTAATTTATACTCTTTTCCGTTGTCTGCTGTAAAATCAATATTTTTTCGAATAGCATCATATAGATTAACCTGACCATTGACACAGTTCTCCCAAGTTGGGGAGTTTGAATCTTCAAAATCCGCCATAAAAACATTTGCACCTGAGTTTAGGGCATTGATTATCATTTTTCGATCAACAGGTCCAGTGATTTCTACTCTCCTGTCTAAAATCTTATCTGGTATTTTGTTAATCTTCCAATTTCCCTCTCTTACATGTTTTGTTTCCCTTAAGAAGTCAAGCCTATTACTCGGAGATGTTTTGTCCTCTCTACTCTCTAATAATAATTGTATTTTCGTCGAAAAATTTTCCGATAGTAAATTTAAAAATTGAGAGGTGTTTTCGTTGATTACTTTTCCTTCCATAATATATTCCACTTCCTTTTCGTTGGTATAATTTTTAAAATAATTTTCAAACAGAGAAAGCCAGCTTTTCGGATCCATTTTATCGTTTAAATCTTCCCGTAGCCGGCAAATTTGTTCGTGTTCGAAGCTGTAAGAAGACTTTCTCAACAATTCACAGAATTCTTTTATTCTCATTAAGATATCCAGTTCTTGGTGTGCTCTACGGGCTTTGAACCCACGACCTTCCGCTTATAAGACGGATGCTCTAACCAACTGAGCTAAGAACACTCATTGCTTATTACGAGATTATCATAAAATAAATGATATTACAAGCTATTTCTTGAGAAAATTTACACTATTGAAGGAATCGATTATGTCTTTAAAAGCTTCCAGTTCCGTCTTCTTGTTTGACTTGGGAATCTTGAGTTTATCAACTAGTTCCGAACTGCTTTGGATTTTAGAGCCGCCGATGCTCCAAATCATTTCAATATTAAGTTTTTTACAAGTATCTATTTCTTTTTTAGATATTGTATTTTTGTTTATTGTGCCGCCATTGGCAAAGTAATCAGGTTTTATCTTCTCAAGTGTTTCACAAACTGTGTCATCCTGATCCAGAGAAAGCACGACTTTGTGAACTTTCTTCATTCCTTCTAGAAGTTGGGCTCTCTCCTCATGAGTCATAAAATAATAGCCTTTTTTTCTTACGAGCCAGCTATCAGAATTCAAAATGATAACAACCTTGCCGTATTTGGATGCTTCTTGGATAAGCTTAAGGTGCCCAATGTGTATTGGATCAAAACCGCCGCTAATAGCTACTATCTTATGCTTTCTTTTCATCTTCTTCATCCAAGAAGAAGCTCTCTATTCTCATTCTTTTAAGTTCTTGCCGGAAATCGTTCTCGCTAACTCCGAGAAACCGAGCAGCAGAGTTTTTAGACCTTGTGGCGCTTAGTGCTAGCTTATAGAGAGCCTCTTTACAAACATATCTCAATGATTTAGCTAACTGCAGACCATATACAGGTGTGCCGGAAACATTAATTGAATATTCTAACTTAAGAGCTATTATATCCTCTAAAGTTAAATTATTTAACATTATCTCAAAATCAGAAGTAATTTTATTTTCTCTTTTTAATTTACTTCTAATACTATAATATTTATTTTTTCCTGATACTCTCTTTTTCTTATTCCAACTCATCACTCACCATGCTGCTGTTGGATGCCTCCTGCCCAACCACCTCACTAAAATACCTGATCATTTTATAAAAGTCAAGAAAAAAATCATTTTTTTGGTTTTTCAATGTCGGCGGAGCACATTTCCTCTGCTTCTTTCGGAGAAAGAGAGGGTTTACCTTTGAAGCTTTTTCTGCTTCCCTTGGTTTGAGCACAAGCCCATTTTCTTTGCTTATCTGAATATATTTCTTCAAGCTCTTCAATTCCTTCGTCTGATGGTGTCTCGCCCATCGCTGCCCCCATTTCTTCGTCTTCTTTCTCTTCTTCATAAGCAGCATTGGAAGGTTCTGGAAGCTCATCTTGCAATTGATCTTCAAACCTATCAAAATAAAGTTTTAGGTTGGCAATAAGATAATCATAAAACATTTTCTGATCTTGCTGGTTATCTAGATCGGCGTATGCATCTACTATCTGCTTCTCAATTCTATCATATGCATGCATTGCTACATTTCGCCCGGTCAAATCTTCGCCCGGCAGCGTCTGGAATGATTCTTTTTCCTCTTCATCGAAAGCAAAATCTTCGTCGCCGACGTCAATGAATTTATCGGCGTCTGCTGGCATATCATCCTTTATGTCTACATCGATCTCTTTTAGCTCTTGTCCTGCTTCATCGTCTAGTTCGATTGGAGCCAAAGAATTAACGACAGCATTAATGATGTGGCTTCGAAAAGAATTTCTTTGTTCAATGTCGGTGGTAAGGGATTTGTAGCCAGTCTTGAGGGAGGAAACAACTGTCCTTAGCAGAACTTGTAAAACATTGATGCCGGTGCTTCTGTGAGGAGGAAGATCTTCTTTTTCCTGCAGCAGCAACTTATGAATACACTCTCTAAGTTTGTGTTCTAGTCGAAAGTTGTCTATTTTCTCTTTCTGAACCTTGGAGACATAAATCACACTGGTATCTTCTTCTTTAGTCTCGCTAAGAACCGAAGCTCTGTTTTCGATCTTCTTACGAATAACTTCTCTTACTTTTTCTTCATAAACAATATCTTCTCTCGTTATCATATAACTTTCCTCTTTTTCATCTTCGGATTTATCATCGGCATAGCCTACTACGGCAGAAGCAGTAGAGATTTCCGATACCTCTCCCTTAACTAGTTTCCATATTCTATCTTTGTCTTCTGGGCTTAGTTTCTCGGGAAGGAGGGATTTAAACTTCTCTTCATCGCCCGCCTCCATAGCCGGCTTCATGTCTCCGCTAGCACTTATTCCGCCGGCTTGAGGAGGTATGGGCTGTATCTCTACATCTATGCCTCTATTCTGACCGACTCTAACTGCTCCGGCATATCTACCATCTTTGATATCTTTCACACCCAGCACCAAAATAACTTTATCATCCGGCTCTACAAACTCTTCTATAAACTCATAGGTTGCCTGTACGGGACTTGGAGCAGCGGGGAATAGCTGGGTTGATACAAAAGCTTGTGCTTTGCCGGCAAGACCGTATCTGTTTAGGTATATATCCCAAATTTTCTTCGAGGCTTCAGCAGTAACACCTTTATCCTCTCTTGGAGAAATTAAAATATACATTTCTTCTGTTGTCGGATAAATCTCTTCGACAGCTCCAAGATGCCCAGAATGAGGAGGCTTGAACTTGCCGGGAAAAACAGCAACTATTCTGTTGAACTGTTCTTGCTCTTCATCTATTTTCTTCATTGGGGGAATATCTCCTCGCCCAAAGCGGAATAATCCGAGAAGCTGATTAATCGGGGCAAAGTTGCCAGTAAATTTATAAGTCTTCCCATCATAATCGAAAACAAAGCCTTCTGAGGCTGTCGAGACATTATCAATTGATTTAAGTTTTTGTAACTGCTTGCTCAAGATGGACATAGCTTCATCAGAACCCGATCCTTCTATGGATCTAATAGCAGTGGCGACTTCTTTCCTAAGTCTCTCTACTTCTTTCTGATTATCTAAGATGAATACACTCTCCAAGCCGCTTAATGCTAAGACTGAAAAGTCGTGGACTATATCTTCTAGTGGATAAATTATTTCCTTAATCAAGTCTTTGCTACCAGCAATAAACTGTCGGACTGAATCTCGATATTCAGCTTCCTCTTTCGGGATTTTAGCAAGTATCTTAGTTAGATTAGCTCCCTTTTGACCAAGTGTCCTCTGTAGGATCATATCTTTAATATCTTTATTGGCTGCCGGAAAGCTTTCGTTGATTCTTTCACTAACTTTTTTAATAATATAATCGCCGACAACATTCTCGTCGGAAAGACCAGCGGATCTCATTAGATCATCGAGCCTTTTTGTGATTTTCATTGTAGGGCTGTCGCTAGTAAACTTTTCTAGGTTTTTTATAGCATTAACCTGAACTCCGTAATCCTCTTCCTCTTTTGTGTCCTGAATAGCTCCCAATGCCTGTTCGAGCTGAGATACTAGCTCTTCCGATTCTACTGGTACAGTCTCTTCAGTCTCTTTATCGAGAGCAAGATGACCCACTCGATGGATTACCAAATTTTTAGTATCGTAGTTGACGACATTTGGGCTTCTCGGATCCATTATTTCGGCGTTATAGAAAATATTAGCATCGGGTCCAAAAAGATCTATCTGTAGCTCAATCGGCATAGATTGTACAGCCTGCTCAAAAGCAGCAAAGCCGTCTACGAAAGCTCTTTCTAAGTTTCCTCTACCGGCAAACTTTTGGGCAAGTCCGGCAGGATCTAATCCTCCCGACTTTATATTAGACTTATTTCTTGCCGCTTTAGCTTTCTTATCTCGGACACTATAAGATACGAAAAGGTTCTGCCCGTCGGTCTTTTCTGTACCAACGAGCTCTCCTCTTGTAGCCTTATTAAAAATGTCTTTCATCTTAGAGAAAGAAAGGTTTGGATTGTCATACAGATGACTCATGTGTCCTGCTAATCCGCCCATAAGCTTATTCCTTTTTACCCTCTTCGAAAATTCTTACTCTCTCTTCCAAGAGATCAACTTTTTCTTGAAGTCTTCTATTATTTCTCTTTATTTCCCTTAAGTGACTTTGAGCCATCTCTACTCTCATTTTATCAGATTGAGAGGAAGGTTTTAAGGCTTCCAGCACCTCTTTAAGGGACTGGATATAGCTATTAATGTTTGGTGAATCATAGGATTCACCAAGTAAAAATTTCTTTGTCATCTGACGAAAATCCATAGGTTATTCCTCTTTTGCCGTGACAGTTCGCTTCTTCGCTGGTCGCTTACGACGGAGTAGAGAACCGATTCCAACCTCAACATCTTCTTTCACTTCTTCAGCTTTCGCTTTGGCTTCGGCTGCAGCCTGTTCGGCTTTCGCTTTCGCTTCTGCTGCTGCTTGTTCAGCTTTTGCTTTTGCTTGAGCGACGGCTTGTTCAGCTTTCGCCTCTGCTTCTGCTGCTGCCTTTAATACGGCTGCTTTAGCTTCTTCTGCTGCTTTTTCGGCAGCAGCTTTTACATTCGATAACTTCCTAGCTATCATTCTTTTTTTCTTTTGTTTTGGACTACTCATTATCATTCTCCTTCTTTTTCGTCTAAGCCGTATCGCTTCCTGGCAGCTTGCTCTTCGGCAGAAATATCCTCGCCGGATTCTGTTTCGCCTGATGCTATATTTTCCGGCTCTGTCAAGGCAGATGCCTCTGCTGCCGACATTGCCCGCTTTACCCCTAGAATCTTGAGAAACTCTGAAGCATTCTTTATTGGCTTGATTGCTTTATCGACGGAATCAGTGTCTAAGCCCATCTTGGCAGCATCAGACTCCAAATCACCGGCTAAGTCTTCTAGCTTCTTCACATAACTATCTGTTATGCTTTTTGCTTGTGCTGTTAGTTTCTCGATCTCAGCATCAGGCAAATCTTCTAAATTTTTGCCCATTATTGCATCCCATCCTCGCCCAAGCCGCTGACCAACGCCAGGCTTTGCCGCTTTGGCGGCTTCTCTACCAGCTTTGCCGGCACGGAACCGATCAAAAAAGCCTTCTTCTATCATCTCGCTAATGATTTCATCGATTTCGGTTTTTTCTATTATTACTTTCATTTTAACTGTCTCCTTCGCCTTCGCGAAAAGGATTCAATTTGTTGTACCATTTATTATCATCGGCTTTATTCTGGGCATCCCATTTTTTCCTTCTAGCTCGAAGGCTACGGTCTAGAGCATCTTCTTCTGCCCACTCCTTCTTGCGAGCCTCTCGGTCCTTTGCATATGCTTTTGTAGAATCTTCCCGATCCCGATTAGCATCCCTGTTTTTTTGCTGCCAGGCTCCCACCTCTTTGTCTATTGATGCCTTCCTTCGTTCATATTCTTCGGGGTTCTTCTCTTTCCACTCTCTATCCTTGTATTCTTCATATGCTTCTTCGCTATTGAATGTATGTTTATTACCATCGTCATCAATGTGAAGCCAATCCGACACACCTCCGATATCCTCATGGACTGTTTCTTCGCCTTCGCGAAAAGGATTCAATTTGTTGTACCATTTATTATCATCGGCTTTATTCTGGGCATCCCATTTTTTCCTTCTAGCTCGAAGGCTACGGTCTAGAGCATCTTCTTCTGCCCACTCCTT